AGACGCTCAAGGGCGCCCAACGGCCAACATTCAAACCCCCCGAGGGCCCACGATTGCAGGAGCCCTCTACATCGGAGTGGGTTGGACTTCGGCAGGGTCCTCGTCCATCAAAGCGTGCGTCTACTCGGGAGATTGGGCGACAGCCGGTGACGGCTCGTTCATGGAGCCAACGTTGGCTCCGATCACGTTGGCCGACATGGACATCACGCTGACCTCATGCCCGGTCACCGCGAATCAAGCACTGGTGAACTTCATGGGCATCACTGCCACGGTTCCCGAGGTGCTGCGCTTGCGCTCTTACCTGAACTCAGTCTTCGGCGGGGCACTCGCGCCCTTCGTGAGTTACTCAATCGTTCACGGCATGCAGGTCGCGAACTTTCGCCACATGACTCAGGCCCTGGTGACGTTCGTCGAGAAGACCACTCCGCAGCTTTCGATCAATGCGGTCGTGAACAACGCCGTGGCCTTGGGCGACATTCGAGCAAGCGCGTTCAACATGAACGTTCGCCGTTACGGCTCTTACTAAGAGGGACCACGCATGGCTTTTGAAGGCGTCCAGATTCACAGCCTCCGCAACGGCGGGACCCCAATCGATGGGTATCGCGAGGATCTTGTCCAAGGGGACACGATCCTGTGCTCGCTCACGTCGTCCGCGGGCGTGAGCACGTTCCGTTGGGAGATCATTGGACGCCCCGAGGGATCGTTGGCCGGAGGCTCCGGGCCCGAGCCGTGCTCTCTGGGGACGGGAGCCACTGGGAGCTTCGTGGTGGATACCGACGCCCCGCCCGTCTACCTTGATGGGTCGTATCTCGTTCAATGCACGCTGAACGAGAACACGCCGACTGAGACCCGGATCTCAGCGATGTTGGTGCGGCTGAACATCGCGGTCACCCCTGACGGTCTGCCGCTTCGGATCCTTGCCGGGTACGAGGTCAACCAAGACACCGCGGACCCCCTCGTTCAGCAGGGATACGCCAAGATGATCAACCGTTGGTTCCGGCTCGTGGCGGCAGGTGGTACACCGCCTCCCCCTGGGCCTGCGGACCACCTAGAAATCACGCTGCGGAATGACTCATTGGTCACGGTCCCTGCAAATCGGATTGTTCATTTCAACACCGTCAATGCCTCTGGCAACGGGGGCTTTCTCGTTGGGCTCCCGACGTTGTCGGCGGAACGTGGCATCGGGGTCACTCAGGCGTCTATTGCTCCGGGGTCCTCAGGGCTCGTCACCATCGGGGGACTGGCCACAGTGTTCGTTATCGGGTACGGGTCGCAGGCTGACGCGCTCCTCGACGGCCCAGGTCACAAGGTCTACCTAAGTTTCGACGGGACGCGCGGGGTCTTCCGTCCCCCGATCGGTCGCCGCATGATGGTCATTGGCGAGCGTATCGACAACGTGAATTGGGTTCACTACGGCGGCGGTCTCGTAAAGATTCTGCTGCGGCCCAACTTCGACGTGCCGTACACCGAGGAGTTCAACGGGGACAACGTCACCCTCTACAACTCCAACACGTACACCACGATCCTGCTTCTGGACTTCCGTGGGGTCGGTGTGTTCCCCGTCGATGACCTACCTTTCAGGTGGACCGGCATCATTGAAGCGACGTTCGTGGCGGCTCCGCTGTTTGACACCACGATCCCCTTCGGGAACGATCCCAATGCCAACCTCGCTTCGTTCTTCAAGCGAACGTGGGGCGTGGCGTTCACAGCCCCGGGAAACTCCGGGCAGCTTCTGGCCACCACGAACGACCTCACCTATCAGGGTAACGTGAACGCAGATGTGAGGTTGACCTTCCTCAGCAACACTCAGATCGCGATACAGGTGAAGGGTGCGGGAGCCGTCGGAATGAACTGGGCCTGCACCGCCAAAGTCACCGGCCTTCTCAATCCCCTGACGCCATAAGGACTTTAGATCATGTCAACGATTCAGGGCGCATACGTCGAAGTTCCCTCAGACCCAACCACGACCGGATACACTGCTGTCCTCGGAACGGTCGTCCGCTACAACGGGGCGCTATATCAAAAGACTGGTGCCCTGGTTACGGACTGGACCACGCCGCCTAGCACCGGAGGCGGTGCCCCTTCGGGGGCGGCTAGCGGCGACCTCGCAGCCACTTATCCAAACCCCGAAGTCGCTGCGGTCCACGAGACGAGCGGGCCCACGAAGCTCACCATCGGTGCTGTGGCTGACGGGCAGGTACTCAAGCGGGTTGGCAGCACACTTGTTGGCATATCGGTCACCGCACTGGCTGGCCCTCAAGGGCCCCCGGGAGCAGACGGGGAACAGGGACCACCGGGGGATATCGGGCCCCCGGGACCTCCTGGGTCTGGCGGTGGGGGCAGCGACGCGTTCACGGTCAAGGTCACGACCAACGACACCACGCCAGGGTTCTTGACGTCCAAGATCGTAGCGGGTAGCAACATCACGTTGAACACGCTCAATCCGGGGGCGAATGAAACCCTTGAGATCGTGGCGGCGGGCGGCGGGGGAGGCGGGGGCCCTCAAATCTTTGTGAGCCCCGCGATCCGAGCTTCCGTGTTGGGGGCGGCCTTCGGATTCGCCGATGCGACCACGGGAGCAAAGTTCCAGGTAGGGGCCGACGACGTCTCTTGCACGGGGGTCAAGTTTGTTCCCGGCAGCTTCAGTGTCGGCAACACCATCAAAGCGGCGATCTGGGACTCGGGCGGGTCGTTGGTCAACTCCGTCAACGTCACGGCGGCTGCGGGGGTGAACACCGCGACGTTCTCGTCCCCCTCCACATTGACCAAGGTGGGGGTCTATTACGTGTCCATGTACGACACGGCCGCCGTGTTTAACAGTGTCTACACCGAAGACGGGAACCTTCCGGTGGTCCCATTCTGCGCGGGGTCGATCACTTGGATCGACATCTCCCTGCTGTCCGCCGGTGACGCCGCCCCCACGACGGCGAACAGCCCCGCGCCGGTCTGTCCGATTCTCGCTTAGCCAGCGTCGTAGTTGTACCCTGCGAAGTTGGGGGCCTGGTGAGGACCCGCCCCTGATCTGCTTATGACTCCCTCGTGCTGAACGAGGGAAGGCAGGTGTGTCAGCACATGCCTTCCGTGGGCGTGAAGAACCTCGCTCAACACGATGTCGGCGGGCCTGATACTTTCTGGACTCGCAGCGCTTGTAAAATACAGCAGCGCAAGGGTGTCTCTCGGAATGACCACGCCCTGCATTCCGATTAGCCCTAGGGGATGTCGACCGATACCAGGGCTGCGATAAAGACCTGGCGGTGTTCCCCGTGGCCACTCGACCGAATCGTAATACCGGATCATTGCCGCGCCATCGGGCACGCCAATGGCTTGCATTCGTTTGACGGTTCCCTTGCAGACGAACACGTCATCCTCGAAAAAAAGCAGGCGATCGCACTCCAACTTGAGGGCGTGCTCGAAGACCCACCAGAACGCCGACACGCTTCCTGATGGCCCAGTGTCTCGTGCGACAACACGCCAAGTTCGTGAGCTCGTAGACGTTCGGATCTCGTCGAAGGGAAACGGCCCGTCACAGAAGACTATCTTGACGTGCGCCTTGTCAGCCCCTGCGAGGTCGAGCTGCGTGAGGGTTGCCATAAGTTGAGCGGGGACCTCAACTGGGTTCGGCGTGTGCCAAAAGGGGCACGTCAAGACAGAAACCACGTCGCGCATGGTCTAGACTCTAGCCCATGAGCGGGTACCTGATGCGCGTCTTGGCTGACCGGGTAAGCCCGATCAAGGTGGGGATCTTGGGAACGGGGGTCATGGGCACGGCAATCGCCAAGCGCCTCGACAACACGCGAGGCATGACGGTCAGCCGCCTGGTGTCGCGGCACGCACGGCCAAGTGTCGTGACCGAGGGGGTGGACGTCGTGGTAGATGCCTCGGGGGACGTCGCACGGGGCACAACTGCGGCCCTCGCAGCCATCGCCAAGGGGATCCCCTTCCTGTCTTTCTCGGCCGAGACAGACGCGACCGTCGGGCCTGCCCTGGCCAATCGGGCGCGGCAGGCGGGTACGGTTTACGGGGTGACCGACGGAGACCAGCCCGGGTGCATGCTGCGCATGTACGCCGAGGCGCAGCTTTATGGCTGGGACGTTGTGGGGCTCATCACCTGTAAGGGGTTCCTGGACCACGCGAAGACCCCGCGCGACATGGAGGAGTGGGTTTCAAAGGCAGCGGGGACGCGGCCTCAGATGCTGTGCTCGTTTGCCGACGGAACCAAGATGCAACTTGAGCAGAACGTGGTGGCGAACTGCACCGGGTACCTGCCTACGATCCCAGGGATGCAGGGTGTACCGAGCACGCTGGCGACCGCGGCGAGGGACTTGTCTTATGCCGTGCGCGGCGACACGAGCTTCCTGGCGTACACCTTGGGGGGAGACTTTGGGGGTGGCGTGGGGATGCTGATTCGAGATCGGGACGACTCGGAGGGCGCTTTGGCCACGCATTACAAGCTCGGCGGAGGACCTCCCGGACCCATGCGATACGTTCACCGCACCTTTCATGGCTGTCACTTCGAGGTCCCCGTGTCCGTGGCCGAGGCGATCTATCTGCCCGCTCAGATCCCCGGCCCCCTATTTGGGCCACCGGCAGGCCGGACCATCACGGTAGCAAAGCAGACTCTGTTCGAGGGACAGGAGCTGGACGGCATCGGGGGCTTCAAGACAAGAGGCGAGCTTCGACGTGAGCCCCTGTCTGGAGATCTCCTACCGATAGGGCTGTCCAAAGGGGCAATCCTTCGGCGCGGCATTCACAAGGACGGGATGATCCGATTCGCCGACGTCGACCTGGCTCCTGACATGGCCATCGCGCACGGGCTGTTTTTGGAACAGACCCGAACCTGATAGAGTGAGGTCATCGTGGGCGTTCAATTCCAGCACTCTCGCATCAAGCTGCTCGGGGGGTTCACGCCCGACCCCGATCCAAACCTGGTATCCCCCTCGGCAGAAGATCGCTTCGTTCTGAAGGATCGCCCGCCTTACGGCGGCCTGGCGGGGGCCACCCAGGGGAACACCGTGTTTCTTGACTTCAGGGACGCGGGCGGTTCGGGGGTCTACGGGGCTGCCGCAGACTGGCAGACCTGGTTCCTCGACGAGCAAAGCTTGATATGGACCAACGCACTGCCTGTGCTGAAGGCCGCGCACCTTGACGCCTACGAGACGCGGAACATCAAGCCCGCGACCTGTTACGTGCAGATTCAGGCGATTTACACCATCGGCGCTGCGGTCAGCGTGACCATACGGATGATGGAGATCTGATTGCCACGCGTCCACTACACGCGCGTGGAGTCGGGCGCGACCCCTGTTCCGCCCACGCCACCCTCGGCGGCGTCCATCCTCCTGGTGGAAGCCGAGACGCAGAAGTCCAGCCTCGGGGCCTCGGAGATGCTCTGTATGGAGGCCAGCGTGGACTTCTCGGTCCTGACGGCACTTACCCTCACACCGCGCCTAACGGCCCTCACGATGCAAACGGCGGGCTCTGGGGACTATCGGGTGAGGGTCGGGGGAACCTCGGGGGTAGCCGACGGCGCGGTGGTCGCCTTGCTGTCGACAACCAACGCGGCGTTCCCCTCGATACCAGACCAGGTGATTGGGTCTGCCTTCGCGAACCCTGCCGCCCCGCGTCTCGTCAAGCTCACGATCACCGCGACCACGGGCGAGCGCGCACGGCTACGCGCTTATGAGATACTCTTCACCTGACCGTCCCCACCCCCTTACAAGATTTAGGAGCCAGACATGGCCGCCATTGACGAACTGCAACGACAACTAAGTGCCGAGTCCTTTCGGATCTCGAACCTCGGCACCCCGACAACCGCCCTCGATGCCACGTACACCGACAACACCACGGCACCGTCGAACCCGGCGGCGGCGGCCTCGGCGGGAGCCAGTCTTGTGGCGTCTCCTGCGGACCACGTCCACCAAGCGGTTCACTCGCTGCATGCGGACGCAGCGGCGAACCTCTACGGAGACGTTCAGCTCGTCTCTGGCTCGGGCATCACGCTTTCCCAAGCGGGCAACGCCATCACGGTTGCGGCGTCCGGTGGGTCGGTCAACAAGATCACCCTCGGCAGCGACCAACAGACCTCGGTCGTAGGGACCACCGAGTTCATCGTGGCCGAATACAACATCAACTTTGACGACGCTGGGGCAGTCGGAAACATCCAGGCGCGTCTCTCTGCCATCGTTAAGATCAGCGCGGCCACGGGAACCTTCAAGCTCTACACAGGAGCGACCGCTCCTGGCGCTACGACAGGCGGTACCCTCCGCGCGACCTGCACCACAACGTCTACGACGTTTGAGAAGCAGACCAACCTGGGAGCGGCCTTCACGAACCCGGGTGGCCAGCAGCTCGTTCAAATCACTGCTGTGGCAAGTGCTGGCGGAAACAAAGCCACAATCCGCGGCTTCCAACTTGCCATCGGCTAAGTGAACTGAATGGCCGCCGTCGATAAATTCCAACGAGACGTCGAGGAACTTCCCCTCGACGCGACGGCGACCGCTGTCCCAACTACCGTCGGAGTCCTGAACTACTCGCAAGGCGGGTATCAGAGCAAGGACTCCTACGGCCAGTTCAATTACCGGGATTCGTTCGTACGCAATACCCTACCCTTCGCCCTTGCCGTGCCCGCCGACATCACGTGGATGACCCACGATGTGGTGGTGGCTGACGGAGTAGAAATTACAGTTGAGGACACCGGGGAGATGCTGACCTTATGAGCAAAATCACACTGGTTGAGCAGGGCGTAGACCCGCCCGCCCCGGCGCTGAATCGAGTCACGTTTTACGCCAAGGCGAACGGTATTTATTACATCGACGACCTCGGTGTGGTGACATTCGTGGGCACGGGTCCAACGGGCCCTTCTGGACCTGTCGGTATCGAAGGCCAGACGGGCGATGACGGCCCCCCGGGGCCTGCTGGCCCAGTAGGCGCAACGGGAGCCACAGGCGCAACGGGACCGCAGGGTGTTACCGGAATTCCCGGATACGACGGAGACATGGGTGACCCCGGACCTCCCGGACCCCCGGGGTTCACCGGACTGACGGGGCTCACAGGTGCCCCGGGGACCGCAGGAATTGACGGTCAGGACGGCGACATAGGACCTCCGGGTCCTCCGGGTCCTGCGGCGATCTATGCGTATAAGCAGTCGTTCGTGATGGCGTACACCGAGGAGCCCATCAACGCAGGCTGGCCGGTGAACGCGCTGGCACCGTCGTCGATGGACACGCTGAACACAAACTTCCCTGTGGTTCGTTACGACGACACCACGGAAGAAGGTCGTGGACTGACGTTGGTGATCCCTCCTGCGGTCTCGACCGTCACGTTCCGCTGGACCTTGCGTGCGCAGACGGCCCCTCCCGCCACGAGGACGTTTGCGTTCAAGTTGTACTGGCAGGCGATCACGAACAACGCAGCACCCCCGGCCGCCAGCAGCCGAACGCTGACGGACATCTCGATGGCGAACCTGAACACCAACTGGCAGATATTCTCTCAGACTTATGCGCTGTCGTCGTTCTCGCCCGCGTGGGCGGCCGACACGAATTACAAGGTCGAGATCACGACGGTTGCTCCTGGGGCTGGGACCAAGCTCGTCGGAGATCGCACCGTGTGGCTGCTGGAGGTCTTCTACTCATGAGCCTGATTTTCACCGGGAACTCGCCGCTGGCGTACTGCTATCTGTCGAACCCCAATCATCTCAGTTTCACGACCAACATGACGTGTTGCTGCCGTCTGTATGCCACGGCATTTACGGCGCAAAAGGTCCCCGCGTTCTCGCGTGCATCTAGTGTGAACCCCGCACGGGACTGGCTCTGGGTTGGCGGGAATGACCTCGGCGGCAGCACATACAATGGCCAGGTGATCATTTCTGTCAGCTCTGGCTCGAACGTCGAGGTCACAGGGTCGACCGTGTTGAACTACTCGACTTGGTATCACGTCGCCCTTACCTACGACGGGGCGAACCTAATTTGCTACGTGGACGGGGTGAACGTGGGGAGCACCGCCAGCACGCTGTCCTTGGAGACTTGCACGTATCCGCTTTACATCGGTGGGAACAACAACGCGACCGAGCCCGCCATATCGTTCGATCCGTGGACTGGGGAAGTCGAGGACGTACGCATTTATGACCGTGCGCTCACCGCTGCCGAGCTTCTGTGTATCGCTACGGGTGGCGACAACATTATCGGAGGGTTGAATTACTCGTATGCCCTCAACGAAGCCGCACCTGGTGTGGTTGCGACCGCTGTGAGGGATACAAGCAATTTCGGGTCGAGCACGATCTCAAACTTCGTTGGATCGCCAGCGTACGGTGCGATGCGCATCGCAGCTCCAAGGTGTACTGGTATCCCAGGGCAGCTTGCTGGATAGGTGAAAAATGGGCAGCGTAATAAATCGAACGAACACAGCGGATTACCAAGTCAGCGTCAACACGCCAGACTTCACAGATCCTCCGTACCTAATCAACCCCGTTGTCACTGGTCTAACTGGGCCGAGTAAGTATTGGAAGCTGACCGGCGACACGCTGTCGATGATGAGCGCCGCTGAGATCGCCGCCGTGGACAATGCGGCTGCTGACGCCGCAGCCACGGCAGCAGGTCCTGGTAACCAGACGCTGTACGGGGACGGCAAAGACGGCGACCTTCAGTTCAGCATCGGTGGCGGGGCAGTTCAAACGCTCACGCAGGACGTCTACCCGGACAAGTTTATCGTCGATGCCGGAGTCACCGTCAAGACCGACGGGTTCAGGGTCATCGCCCGCAAGGCGATCAAGATCTTTGGCACACTGTCCTGTGTCGGCGGCAACGCCAGCGGGGCCACGGCGGGAACGAACGCCACCAATGGCCCCCTCGGGCAAGGTGCCGCAGGGGCAACGGGTACGAACGCGGCAGGGGCAGCAGGCAGTGGCTGGAACAACAACAACACCCCGGGCATCGGTGGTGATGGCGGGGCTGGCGGCGCTGGGGCCACAGCTGCTGGTGCTGGCGGGAATACACGAGGGCCATCAAATCAGCGCGTGCGCCCACGTCGAACCGAGTCCTTGCTGGCTGGCGTAGACGACGATCGTTCGGCCTCAGGAGGCGCGGCCTTCTTTCAAGGCGGGGCGGGTGGTGGTGCTGGTGGGGGAAACGGCGGAACGAACCTTGGAGGCGGCGGGGGCGCCGGAGGTGGCCACATGGTGCTGTGCTCGCCCAAGATCTTCATGGCCCCGGGATCCATCATCAGCGTGGCCGGAGGGAACGGCGGCAATGCCGTCAGCGGTAACTCAGGCGGCGGGGGAGGCGGAGGCGGCGGGCTGCTCAGCTTCATCACCCAAACCCTCACCGAAAACGGAACCGTCGTGCTTTCAGGTGGCACGGGCGGCACGGGCACGGGTACCGGGGCTGCGGGTACAGCGGGCAGCAACGGCAAGCGCATAGACATTTTCGACAAGTAAAAAAGAAACGAACGAAAGGGATCATCAGATGGCGCAGAACAAGGTTTTCAACTCCGGCCCGGTGGCGTTGTCCACGACGCTCACCACCAACATCCTCAACCCTCCGACGGCAACGGGCGGCGTGAATGCGGGTTCCAGCTCTCAGTACATCGTGCTGCGACACATCCGCATCATCAACAAGACGGGCACCGCGGCCACGTTCTCGCTCTACAAGGGCGCCACGGGTGCCAACGCAGCGGGCACCGAAGTTGTGGGCATCGCCACGTCGGTCCCGGCCAACTCGTTCGTGGACTGGAACGGCATCATGCGCTTCGATGCCGCGGACTTCCTCGTCGGTGGTGCGGGTACGACCCTCGCTCTGGTGATCCAGATGGAAGGCGAAATAGGCGTCGCAGGCTGATTTAGGTTAATCTCGCCGCTTAAGATCCGGGAGCCTCCTTACAAACAGGGGGCTCTCGGATCTTTTAACCCTCACGGCAGGAGTACCCTCGAATGTCCAACGACAACACGCCCACGCCAGTTGAAATACCCGTTGGCTATTCGAGGCCTCAAGCATCGGGTCCGGTACCGTCTAGCTATAGCCAACCGGACAGCACAGTGAACATTTCTCGCGTGGTGCTGTCGGCCCCCATGGTAGGCGCCTTGCTCCTTGTGCTGCTGTCAGGCGTGGCCAGCTTGGCGATGGTGGGTTTCCAGGGCCAAGTCCATCAGAGCGACAAGTCTATTCACCTGAACGCCGAGCAAGTGGTCGCAGGCGGCGGGGTGGCGTATCGGCAAGAGATCGCGGCCTCGTATGCCAAGACACGAAAACTTTTGAAGGCGATGGTCATCACCTGCATGAAGCAGGGCGAAGGCCTCGCTTGTCGTGTGGACCTACCGGAAGGGGAATGAACCATGCTTCAGCAACTTGAGAAACGCGGCATCAGCATCTTCTTTTTGATTCTCTCCCTGAGCATCGGGGTTATCGGGGACATTGCGTCCCAGGGGCTCATCAGCGACAAGGCCGCCAAGTGGGCAGCCATTGCGGTGGCACTGCTGACGAGCTTGCGGTCGGCGTTGACCCCGCAGTATCAGGACGCGGCGCTGGACCGTCTGCGCGCGGACAAGACCCCCTCGCAGCCACCGATGTTCCCCCCTGAAAAGTAAACCACTACCTTCCCCCTAAATACGGGGGATGAAGACTTATGTCGGTATCGACCCAGGCAAGAGCGGCGCGGTGGTGTCTCTGTCACCAAGTGGTGTGCCGCTCATATCGTCAACCCCCACGCTGGGAACCACGACGACGAAGCGGGAATATGATCTGCGCGGCATGGTCACAATGCTGGAAACGATCCATCGCTTAGGGGAGGCCGTCGTCGTCATCGAGCGCACGGGTGTTCGGCCCGGCGAGGGAGTCGTCAGCGCCCACAGCATCGGGTATGGCGGGGGTCTTTGGATAGGCATGCTCTCGGTGCTGCGCATCCCTTACGTTCAGGTGGCCCCGCAGACGTGGCGTGCGTTGCTCATGAAGGGCATGCCCAAGGCAGACGGTACAAAGGCGCGCAAAGAGCAAGCCGCGCACATTGCGGGGCAGTTGTTCCCCGGGGTCAACCTCCGAGGCCCCAAGGGCGGGCTGAAGGACGGCTGGGCCGACGCCTTGCTCATCGCGGAGTACGGGCGCAGAATCAGTGCGTGAGCAACGACCCTAGAGGCCTGTCATCCCTCGCCCGCGTAGTCGGGCACATGCGCGACGTGAAAGATCGCCCGCGCCCCGAACCCGAGGCGCTCGTCGTGCACACCACGGGACGCGGGGTCTACGACCTCGCCAAGAAGCTCAACAAGCCCGTCATCGAGGCCGTGCTCGGAGAGTACCAGGACCCTGAGTCGAACTTCGCGCACTACGTGATCGACCTCGATGGGGTGCTGTGGCAGGTGGCCAACGAGACCGAGATGGCCTGGCACTGCCGCGTATCGCCCCAAGAAGCTGCGTCCTACCGAGACGGCTCCTGGCGCAAGGGCCTGAGCCCTGCGGGCCTCGCGGCGTGGGACAGGGCCCACGGCCCCGCCAACAACCCTGCGGGCCTTCTGCGCACGGGGAGCCCCAACCAAGTAGGGGTAGGGGTCGAGTTGGTTCCGCTGCAGGGAATCGATTCGACGGGCTCCCTCTATACCGAGGCGCAATATCGGACGGTGGCGGCGCTCGTGGCCGATATTCAGAGGCGCTGGTTAATTTCTGGCCTGCCTGTGTTCGGGCACGAGGATCTGTCCCCCCTATCCCGGTGGGGTGGCGGCGGGGGTTGGGATCCGGGGGCCCTGAGGGCCGCGCCCTGGTTCGACTGGTCCCGGGTATAGGGGCCGCGCGCTGCGGGGAACTGCGGCCCCCCATTGTCGCGGGCCGCAGTTCCCGTCGAAAAAAGTTGCGCCTAATTGCCTCGTGATTACGCGTAGTTAGCGGAGCTATGTTCTTTTCCCGTTATTATTTATTGCCTATTCTCTATTTATCCCCTAGTATTGTTCTTGTCAGGACGGGTGGCTCGAAAGAACTTCCTCCCCGACGCTCTCTGAAAACCAGGCCAGCGCGAAACCGGTAGGCAGCCCCAGGGCGGACGTAACAGACCCCGCTAGGAGCCAGGCCCAAACCCAAGGACCCCAAAGGTCCCCAGGCCCCACAGGGGAGCGGACGCGAGACGGCAGACGAACATGGACAGATAGGCAGGGGAGCGCAACCAAAGCGCGCTGCACCGGCTCCTGAGATGATGGCGGCACGGTCCGTCAGTATTCCCCCGGACACCGAGCACCCCCGCTGAAATAAATTCTGTAAGGGCCGCGCAGCAAACAAGCGCGGCCCGGTCGAGCTTCTCACCCCGAAAGGGTGGGCGGTTCGACCGGGCTTGTTCCCGAATCGAAAGGACTAAACAACATGGCCAACATGAGCTATTGCCGATTTGAAAATACTCTCCGCGACCTGGATGACTGCAAATTCGCCCTCGAAGACCTGAAGCCCCATGGTGGGGATGATGAGTTGAGCGATACGGAGGCGAGGGCCAAAAAGCAGCTCCTACAAACCTGCATCGCTATTCTCAGCGCCTCAATCGAGGTCAGCGACCCCGACCTGGACAAAGAGGAGCTGCGCTGCCTGGCCCGGGACATCAAGGAGTTCCTCCGATGAGCGCCCCGGTAAAGAGGCCGCCAGAATCCAAGACGGTCCGCATCCCAGCGGTAACGATGAGCGAGCTGGTGTACCCTAAGAAGAAAGACAACTGAAACATGGCCACCAAAATTTTCACCTTCCCCGACACCGCTCACGCCGAGGCTTTCCGCAAACATCATGCAAGGGATTTTCATACCGTAGTTGCGGGGAACTCGGCGGCGATTAGCGGATTGAGCGCCCGTGACCTGAAGCAGCTCGCGTTCGACGAGGCGAAGTTCGGGGGCAAAGAGAAAGGGGGCAACTGAACATGGCCTGCGCACTTCAATCGAAGCCCTTGCCTGATGACAAGTTTTTGGTCCCCTCGACCCCTCCCGTCTTGTTCAACCGCAACACCATGACGACGCTTGAGTTTTGCGGTAGCGACCTCGCAGACGTTCAAGGCGACCTCGACAACCTGCGAAGCGGGGCTTGGACCACCGCAACGCTCCTGGATACGTGCCTCAACGGAGTCGACCCAGACGACGCGCACATAATCGACGGCTGGACGGATTACGTTCGGGCCCTTGCCACCGCGACGTATGAGTGAGAGTCCGAAGCAGCCCACCCTCAACTGCGGGCTGCTTCGGGGACTTACCCCCGAATCGAAAGGACCAAACATCATGGCAACTATTCAAAAGGCCGCTCGCCCCGCGCTCGTCCCCCCTCCTGTCACCAAGGCCTCGACCAAAGCCCCAAGGGCCAAGAAGAGCAAGATCGACTCGGTCTTCGGGAGCGCGGTGGCTGCCCATAAATCGGCCGCGCGCATTGGCCGCATGGTCGCAAAGTGGCGCAACGTCGATATCACGGCCGCCTCTGATGAAGCCATCAGCGCCTGCAAGACGCTCATCGAAACCATCGCCGCCCAGAAGGCCGAAGGATTTGCCCCTCCGGTAGGTGTCGGCGCAGGCAAGCTGATCGTGTCCCTCGGCACGCAGGTTTGGCTTCGCGCCAAGCACCACGCCGAATACCTGGGGGCGTACAGCGAGAGCGACCTGAACTCGCTCTATGTCGAGAAGCTCATCGGCAAGCGCGCCCTCGTGCGCATCGGTGCCGAGATGACGGACGGCAACGTCCGGAAGATGCTCGGGTTCGTACCGCTGGCCCACCTGTCTGCAAACCCTCGCTAGGGAGGTGTTGAGGGGCAGGCGACTGCCCCTTCGCTCAGGGCCTCGCATCACGCATGCGGAGTCCTGAGCGGAGTACCCGCATCATCGAAAGGACCATCATGGGCAAGTGGGCAAACTGGGACCACGGTACACAAGAGGAACAAGACCGGGCGCTGGCGCTTTGCAAGGGAAGCTATCAGCGCGGTATCGTTCTCGGGAACGAGTCCATCAGCGGCTCGACCCTGAAGGGGTCGGCCGCGACCTATTCGGGGAAATATAGGGCCTCGTCAGCGGCCCTCATCAGTCGCCTGCGTATGGCGGGGATCCCCGTCATCGAACGTCGCGAGGACCACAACAAACGCATCCTGTATTTCGGGCGGGTGCCCGCGATGGTCAACGAGATGTTGTCGGGCTCGGACACCACGATGCAAGAGGCACTCGGATGATTGACGAAAACGAATGCAAACAAAGCCCCGCCGCCGCGATCCTTGATTGCGTGATCTTTCTCGCGCTCCTGGTGGGGGTGGTCTGGGTGTTCGCCTCGGTAACTGTCGCCCCGTAAATCGAAAGGACCAACATGCCCCTTGACCTGATAGCCCTACCCGGGTTCGACCAATCGCACCTTGCCGGAGCGATCGTGACGTGGAGCCTGAGTGGCAACACGAGCCACGCCAATCTTTGCGCAGATCTTACGACAGCGCAGATCTCCGATCACCTGCACCCCAAACAGTGCAGCCCCGCGGTGGCATTGCGCAGGGCCATGAGCCTGGCCGCAGGGCCACACATGCTGCTTCGACGGATTGAATCTGGTCGGTGGGCGCTCGTCGAAGAGCGCAAATCGGACGACCCCGCCGAACCCCTGGACTACCGGGTGGTGGTGCAGGCACGGCTTTTTGGGCGCCCCTTCATAGAGCCGCCTGCGCACCACCTAGGCCCCGCGATTATCGAGGAGTTCGACCGCATCATGGACGGCACCCTGTCCACGCAGGACCTTTCGGGTTGGCTCATCGACACCGCGTTCCTGCTTCAAGGCATCGCCTTGAAGCAGGCGGGGGGCTTGTATTTCCTACCGACGCGGGCCTTGACAAAGTGCCCGACGCTCAAGGGGCAGACGTTCGTCGAGATACCAGCAATCAAAACCGAGGAGGTGAAGGACCTCGTGCTGCGCTCGATGGAGGCCGAAGCCCATCAGTACCTGGTGGACCTCGAAACCGAGATCAACACCAACGACGACCTCGGGGTACGCGCTCTGAGGACAAGGCAGCTCAAGACCGACGAGGCCATCAACAAGGTCTCGGTCTACGAGACGATGCTAGGGCAATCGATGCAGGGCCTGCAGGACGCAATGCAGGCGATGAAGGCGCGGCTGATGGCGTCTATCTTGGATGCCGAGGCACGCGCTGAACAAGAGGCGCAAGACAAGAAGGCACGGAGGGTGTGAACATGGCAACACGACGGCACATGAAGTTGGAAGAGGCGCAGGCGATCTTGTTAGAGAGCGAACGTAAGTTCGTCGTCTACCCGGGAACCCCGTGCGTGGGTGAGCTGATGGCCGAGGGAGGTAGTGAAGTCATCGCGTACAAGACGATCGGCACCGACGTCAACACCACCCTCATCAACCTGGCGAGCTACATCGAGTGGGTTCGGAACGCCGGGCTTGAGGTGCTTTGATGACGACGTTCTCGCCCGAGCAGATGATGGCAATCGCGCGCATGATGACCCGCAAATACATGCCTTATATGCAGGCCGCCGTGATGGGGCTCATTCCCCGAGAGACGCCCGGCCTGGGTACGATGGGAGTCACCCGAAGCGGCGTGCTTATGTGGGATCCTGAATGGATATCGACGTTGCCCCTTGAGCAGGTCTCGGGGGTGCTGCTGCACGAGGCGAACCACAGCATCCGGTCGCACGCATCACGGGCCAAGACGATGGCGGCAGAGCCCAAGATCTGGAACGTAGCGGCCGACTGCGAGATCAACGATGACCTCTCCGAGGCCAACGTGCCCCTGCCCACGAATGGCTGCTGGCCCAAAACATTCGGCCTCAAGAACGGGCTGCTGGCCGAGACCTACTACCACGAGTTGATGAAGAAACTCGACGAAGACGGGAACCTCAAGGGGGCCCCGTCAAAGCCGACGGCAGCCGGGGGCATGGATGGATCGGGCAGCGGGGGCGCGCCCCTCCCCGGGGAATCCCCCGAGGATGCCGACGGAACCGCCAGCGAGGGGCGCAGCGAAGCGGATCTGCAGCGCATACGCAATCAAGTGGCATCGGCCATCGAGGCGGAAACCCGGACCAAGGGCGAAGGGTCGGTGCCCCTTGGCCTGCGCATATGGGCGGAGGAGCATCTCGCGCCCCCCAAGATTCGCTGGGAGGACCAACTGCGCCGAGCCATCCGATCGGGCGTAGCGGCTCAAATCGGCATGAAGGACTACACCTATCAACATCGCAGCCGACGGCAGGCGATGTTCAGCGGTCGAGACGGGCAGATCATCATCCCGGCGATACGCGCGCCCTTGCCTCAGGTGTGCGTGGGTCTCGATACCTCGGGCAGCATGCTCGGCGAGGCCCTCAAGCTCGCCGCCTCCGAGATTGACGGCATCCTCAAGAGCGTGCGGGCGGCGGTGCAGTTCATTGCCTGCGACTCGGAGGTTCACCACAACGGCAAGATCAAGTCGGCCCTCGACTTCCTCAAGGCCTTCAAGGGCGGTGGGGGCACCAGCTTCGTCCCCGCGTTCGATGCCGTCGAACGTATGAAGCCCAAGCCACCGCTGTTCGTGTTCTTGACCGACGGCGCGGGCGAGGCCCCCGCAACACCCCCACCCGGCATCCGGGTGATCTGGGTGCTCTGCGGAAAGAACGCGCCATTGCCGCATACGACTGCTGGACCCCTTAGCTGGGGTCAAATCATCCACATCGACAACGACTGACGTCACAGACCTGAATCGAAAGGACCATCACACCATGAACCTATCAGCAATGCTCAAGACCGTTCTCTTCACGCCAGGCCCTCACGGCTGGGGACTCCCGACCTTGTTCACCGGCGAGCCCGGTACCGCCAAGAGCTCGGTAGTCGAACGCACCTGCGGCGAGCTCGGTCTCCTGTGCGAGACCGTCATCGCGTCCCTGCGCGAACCATCGGACTTCCTCGGGATGCCCTGGGTCGAGAAGGGGGCGCTTTCGTATCTGCCCCCGGCCTATGCCACGCGGCTGAACACGGCAGGGGGTGGCGTGATCCACTTCGACGAGTTCAACACGGCCCCTGCCATGGTTCAGAAGGCCTTGCTTCGGGTGGTGTTCGAGCGGGTGATCGGTGAGACCAAGCTCAATCGCAGGGTGCGCATCCTGGCCTCTCAGAACCCCGTCGAGATGTCGGCCGACGGCACCGACCTTCCGATGCCGATGGCAAACCGGTTCATTCACTGGCGCTGGGATGCCCCGAGTCACACCGATTGGATTGATTACATGATCGGCGGCGCGGGGAGCGCGGCCATCGGGGGCAACGCTGACCCCGAAGCGTTGGAGGAGATGGTCATGGCTAAGTGGCCGGTTGCCTACGCGAATGCCACGGGCCTGACCACGGGGTTCATCTCGCGGCGGCCCGAGCTGCTGCGCAAGACCCCGAAGCCCGAAGACCCGAACGCGTCGAAGGCGTGGGCCTCGCTGCGCACTTGGGAGGTCGCCACCCGGGCCATCGCGGGCGGCGCAATCCACGGCCTAGGTACCATCGAGGCGCAGCAACTGCTAAGCGGCTGCGTGGGAGAGGGAGCAGCCTCCGAGTTTCTGGTTTACTGCGAGGCTGCCGACCTACCCGACTTCGAGGAGCTTCTCGACGGCAAAACGACTTGGAAGCCCGACAAGCGCCTCGATCGCACGCTGGCCGTGTACCAAGGGTGCGCAGCCCTGGTCATCCCGACGAACGCAGCCAAGCGCGACGCTCGGGCCGACAAGCTCTGGGAGCTGATGATCAAATCCGTCGAGACTTCGGCGGACCTGGTGTTCCCTGCGGCCAAGCTCCTATGCCGGGCGAAGCTGTCCAAGGGTTCGGCGGCGACGAAGGTCCTGTATCAGCTCGAGCCGATCTTTAGGACCGCAGGCATCATGCCCTAAGCATCAGTCGAATATAGAGCCGGGGGTATTTACTTTCTCCCCCGGCTCTATATAGTTTCTCACTCTCACTTTCGAAGGGACCAACGGCGATGGAAATTACAAGCGAGCAGGCCAAAGTCATGCGCGACGTCATCAAGAACGCTCAGCGTAAATACTACAACGTCGATGCCGAGGACCTGCAGCAGGAGGCATGGCGGATTGCTCTGTCGACTTGGGACAAGGGCATCAAGGCCCCCGGATACACGTACGTGGCCGTGAGCAGGGAGCTGGGGAACTTTGTCGCGCGGACGATCTGTCCGTATTCGATACATGACAACTGGGAAGCCGCGAGGGGCATCAAGCACGCGGTCGACCTAGACGCGGCCGAGGGCTGGCTCGATGACGAGGGGTCCACGCCCGAGGTCGCCGCGTTGAACGTCGAACGCACGCAGGCCCTTAGGGACGCGCGTCGCAAGTTCCACCGCCTACTCGACAATGCCCTAGAGCAGGTACCCGAGCAGGCGCGTGCGGTCGTTCGAGAGCACACGCTCGCCGACGTCTACAACGGGGCGTCTCAAGAGCGGGCCGAGCAACTCGGTGTCACCACGAGGCAGTTCTACCGGATGTGCAGCCAAGTGAAGGAGGCCTTGCGCTCGGACGTGGAGCTTTGGAATCTGTACGAAGAACTGAACGAACTAGGCACCCTGGAGGATCTGAGACCATGACCGCAGCCCCGAAGCCCCAACTGAAGTATCTCAAGGTCACCGCGATACAGGAGAACCCAGGCATCAACCCCAACGCGATGGACCCGTCGGAGTTCGAGATGTTGACGAACGCCATCGCCAAGCTCGGATTTATCCAACCGGTGACCGTGCGCACGGGCAATGATGGGTTCGTGCTGGTCGACGGGCACCATCGATTCCGTGCTGCCCAGGCCGCAGGGCTCAAAGAGATCCCCGTGTTGATTGCGGACCACCTCGAAGACCCCCAGGCCGCGGCGGCGATGCTGTCGCTGAATCGTCTGCGTGGGACCACCGACCTAGCCAAGGCCGCGCTGGTGCTCAAAGATCTGAGCGACCTCAAGTTCCCCGACCTCACGCTGACGGGGTTCTCGGGCGGGGACATCGAGCTGATGCTCAAGGACCTGGCCCAGACCAACACCTTCGACGACCTGGGGCCCGGGGCCTACGGCGAGGGCGGGGGCCTCCAAACCGAGGAGGCCTCGATGACCAACCAGAAACGATACGCCCTGCGGCTCGTGCTGGACGCGGCCGAAGACCGCGACGAGATCAAAGCCACCGCCCTGCGGTATGGTACCACCCTCGAAAGCGGGCTGCTTGAGTTGTGCCGTCGTTTCCCCCAACCACAAGAAAGTTGAGCAAACCCTCATGGCCCCAACACCAATGAAACCGCGCGGCTGTCCTCCAGGACCTAAGCAACCGCGACTTGCGGCCGCGCTCGCTAAAGATGGCTGGATCACTCCATCGGAGGCCGCACGCGTGAGTGGAACGCCCCTATCAACGGTGTACGGATGGATCGCCAAGCAGGTTCTGCGCACGCAGCGCGCGGGCTTGAAGCGGGTGTTCGTCCACGCGGGCGACCTCAAGACCTTGTGCGGACCCGCCTACGGCAAGCGCGCGTGACCCGATGCACCTACACATCGGGAACGTAGACACCCGCGTCGTCAACGGCACGGCTGCCGAGCACGCCTGGCTCGACGGGTACCTGAGCTTCCAACCCCCACAGGCCCGCATCCCAGGAGCAAGGGTGCCCCGAGGGGACACACGTCAGCGGATGTTCAACGCGGTGGCGAATACATTCCCCACGGGGTTCCTGGGGCCCGTGCGCCGAGGGGCCGAGCGAGCAGGGCACCGGGTTGATATCTTGGACCGGCGGACCCGCATCGAACCCGATTCGAAGGCCGACACGTCCTGGCTCGACACCGAACGAGAGCAGCCCCAGATGCTGGCGGCCTGCCTGAAGGCCGGTCGAGGGCTGGTCAAGGCCCCCACCGGGGCAGGCAAGGGCGAGGTCATAGCCGCCCTGGTTGCAGCCATCCCGGGGCCCTGGGTCGTCCTGGTCCATACGACGTCCCTCCTGGGCCAGTTGGCCGCCCGGATTACCTCCAGGACCGGGGAGACCTGCGGCACCGTCGGGGACGGTACCTGGGACCCCCAGCGCGCGACCGTGGCGACGTTCCAGACCCTGGCTAGGGGTTTGGGCACGGCCCACGTCCAGCGCCTCCTGGGCGAAGCCAGGGGCCTTATCGTAGACGAATGCCACACCGCTTCAGCCACGGGTTTCCTGCCCGTTCTTAACGCGACACACAACGCCTATTGGCGGTTCGGGTTCTCGGCCACGCCGCTTGAGCGCGGGGACAGCCGGAACGTTCTGGTGGTGGGGGCGTTGGGGGAGCCGATCTATTCGGCCAGGGAGCAGGGCCTGGTGGACCTGGGGAAGCTGTCGGCCCCCGTCGTGCGACTCGTGCCGTGCATTCAAAGGCTGACCGCGGAGACGTGGCAGGACGCGTACCATGCGCTGGTCGCGACGAGCGAGACCCGCAACCTGACCATCGCAGCGATCGTCAAGGGCGCGGCGAAGCCGTGCTTGGTGTTCGTCAGTCACCTTGAACATGGCAAGGCCCTAAAGCCGTTGCTTGAGAAGCGCCTAGGGGTCACTGTTCGACTCGTGCACGGGGCTGATGGGGCCTTGAGCCGACTCGACACCATCAATCGCATGCGCAGGGGCGAACTCGACGTTGCGATTGCTACCCCTGTATTCGACGAGGGGGTGGACATCCCTGAGCTGGCCTCTGTGGTTGTGGCGGGGGCTGGCAAGTCCACCATCAAGATCATCCAGCGCATAGGGCGTGTGAAGCGCATCGCCGAGGGGAAGACGACGTGCGAGGTGTGGGATCTCGCCGACATAGGCAACCCCTGGCTTGAGGACCACGCGCGCACCCGCAGGACCCTGTACGCTCAGACGGGACATGACGTGCGCCTGGTATCGAACGAAGAGACCCAGTTGATGAGGGGGCGCCTATGAGCAACAACACCAAAGCACTCGATGCCGCCATCGCCTACGTAAACGCGGCCATCGCCGAGATGGAGAGAACCAATAGGCCCGAGCACGGGTACTGCAAGGACAGCGAAGACAAGAAGCACTGCGCTTGCTGGTGGGATGAGAAGCCCTGCTGCCGGTGCGGGTTCGACGGGGAGTACGAAGACGACGACGTAGGTGACATCACATCATGACCTCCAACAAGGTGCAGGCAGCCCTCGTGGTGGGGTTCTCGGCGGGGTTGGGGTACCTGCTGGTGCGTCACTCCCCAACGTGGTTCACGGGGCCGATTCTGGGGATCTTGGCAATCTCATTGGCCGCCCACCACGTCAGGCTGCGCGAGGTCAACCGAAGGGCCGACCGGATGATCGGCCTTCTCAGCGGGGCCCTTGACCGGCAACGGACCCTGATGGACGCCATGTGCAAGGGCCTCACGGGCCTGAAGTACGACGAGTTCATCGCCAAGCACGTGGTCCGGTCGGAAGAAAAAACCCCAAAGGATTCAGGCAATTAGAAACAGGCTGAAAAATTTCCTACCCCTCGGGCCTGGACCAGAGGTAATAATTGCCGCGCATCATTAACCCCGGAGCTTCCTTGAAAAAGGAAAAGCCCCCAGCCGAGCTCGAACTCGGTGGGGGCTCAACAGCAGCCAAGAGAGGGAAACAATCACCACAAAGAAACCAATCTCAGATGCTGCCCTCGGTTGTTAACCGAGCTTTCGCAGAATACGACAACTGATGCTGGTTGACAAACAAAACCGATCTCAACGCTAGTGAAGTGCAACTACATGCCTTGGCTTTCAAAGGGGCACCGTTTCTACCGCCACGAGGTGGCATCAAACTTCATGTCGAGTGCATCACCGTAAGCAGTTTGTCGCAGCGTCAACCGACTGCGACCTAGGTACGGATTCAAGATCGACAGAGAATGATGTTACGGCGGAGCAGTCCGGGCGACGGGAGGATGTAGATGGGCAAGCGGCTTCCAGAGGGACACGACCTCAAGCTCGCGGTCCTTGGCCATATAGCGAGATCGAACAGCACAAAGCGAGTCGCTTTGATCTACTGTCAGAGACTTAAGCGTCCAATTGACAAAAATTGCCTCAACCACCCACGCTGTACAGCATAGCGTCGGCCGCGTTGAGATCGCCTGATGAGGGGGGACCCTCATCGAAGACCTTCGATGGATTGAAGATATGGCAAGCACGGGGAACGGAAGTGCCCCCGACGTGTTCAACCATCAGGGTCGATATAGGAGATCTCCTTGCTAAGCCTCGCAGCTAGTACGACCTGAGTTAGCAGCAGTAGATCATTCACTCTTTCAGACGCAAGGCATCTACACCAGACGTGACGTCTCCCCTGCTGGGTTACAGCACAAGGGAATGTCAAAGGGGTGGAAAGGCCGGGGTGTATTCAAAGCAGGAAAGAGAGGGGTAATTGATGAAGAAGAGATGGGTAAATACAGGCCTGCCTACGAAGGCGCAACGACACATGCATAGGCACCTTGCGACATCGAATGATGCCGTTGATGGTGTGATCGAAGTCGTCAACCTACTTAAGCAGCGTGGTGTGTGGCGTGCTGATACCCCAACGAGTTTAGAGGTGTGCGTTCTTGCACACCTCCGCGATCGTCTAACCGCCGATCATCTTCTAGCCCCAGGGGTTGGTTTGTTGTGTACGCTGGCAGCCCGTTTGGCCTTGAGCCTTGACAGGCTTCCGGCTGCGCAGCAGGTAGGTGCTTGGCAAACCGCAGCACTTGCGGTGCGTGAGGTTCTTACAGGTAAACCAACCACCTCAATCTAAATAGACATCGAGAGGACCAATGCAGCGACGACCCCCCATATGGACGAACGACAAGCGCATAGGTAGATCGCTGGGTGCTCTGTGCCCCGGTGAATGGGTTGCACCACCCCCCATGGATGCCGTGTCTCGTGATGAGATCAAGCGGCCTGACAACCTACCGAACGGGTTCATCAACCTTGACTCGGCCGTCGATAGGTTGCTCGTCGCCTACGAGCGCAACCTGCTTACCAAGCCTAACACCCGTTCGATCATCACGGAAAACCAACGCGCTGCCTATTCGACGGCAGCGGTGCTCATTATACGGGCTCGTGTCAGCTTCGACGCTTACGTCACCTTTGTCATGCGCCGCATGCGTCAGTTGAAGGGGCGCACCCCTTATCGCAGCGAGGTTATCAGTTTGAAGGCGGTGATTTGTTGGTTGCCTTATTATCGGCAACGTTCCGGTGAAGTGCTTGCTCCGTTAACGTACCAGTCTAAGGCCGACCGACGCCGCCAGTGGCGAGAATGGATCGAAAGTGCCCGCACCCTCAACCGAGCCCTATCCCTTTGAAGTCGACTTCCAGTATGCGTCCATCTATCAGTTCTTCGCAGACCCCCTCTTGTTCCAGCGTGTGGCTCCGTTCTTGGCACCAGCTCGTATGGGGAAGCCTGAGCTTCAACTCATCGTCGAGTCCGCCGTTGCCCTGTACAAGCGCCACAACAAACCCCCGACTAGCATCGTCGTCCTTCAGGACATCCGCGCACGGGTAAACTCGGGCAAGGTCACCAACGACCAACTCATCGGCGCGTCCCAGGCTTTCGAGTACGCCGAGGAGATCCCACGAGCGGACGGCCTATTTGTCCAAGAGGCCTTCCTAGGCGAGGCCCGCAAGGTGGCGATGTGGAACGCCATGAACGAATCCCTCGCCATCCTTCCGCGCGGGGATTACGAGGCCATCCGCGCCAAGATCGACAAGGCCGCCAGCATCGGTCTCGTCGACATCAGCATGGGCGCGGACTACCTAGGCGACCTCGAAACCCGTACCGAGGCACGGCGCCTCAACAAGCGCCCCCCTCGTCTGGGTACCGGTATTTCGGACCTTGACGACATGATCCGTGGGGGCCTGGCTGCCGGTGAACTCGGCACCATCCTCGGGGCCCCCAAGTTCGGCAAGAGCCAACTGCTGGGACATATCGCAAAGTACACGATGGAGTGCGGGGGCACCGTCGTGTACTACAGCCTTGAGATGAGCGAGTCGGACCTTATCGATCGCATCGACGCGTCCATCGCCGACGTGCTCATCGACGAGCTGAACAAGCGCGCCGACTTCGTTAACTCGAAGGTCATGGACTTCGTCAACACGATGGGGGGCTGTCTCGTCATCAAGCAGTTCCCTAGCTACAGCACCACGGCCAAGGACATCGACGAGCATCTCCAGATGTTGCGTGCCGAACGTGGGCTTGAACCCACCGTGGTCATCGTGGACTCGGGCGACCTTATGCAAAGCCTAGGGTCCTTTGACAACAAGTACGGGGCGCTCGGCGGGGTGTACTCCGAGCTTCGAGGCCTTGCCGTGAAGTACCGCACGCGCTTTTGGACGGCGTCGTGGGCTAAGCGAGACAGCTTATCGAAGGAGGTCGTGTCGATGGCGGACATCGCGGACAGCTTCATGAAGGCTGCGATCTCGGACGTTGGTATCGCCATCTGCGGCACCGAGGAGGAGCGACAGAACGGCCTCGTAAGGTTGAACGTCGGGTGGTGCCGGTATGCTCAAAGCGGGGCGGTCGTCGGCCCGTACCACAATGGCTTCGCCTATGGGCAGTTCATTCGCGGGGGTCAGGCGCTCACGGCTGACGAGGAAGGTGCCCTATGAAGAAGCCCCTCACCAAGGTCTCGAAGGTCATCGCGCGTGCGGTGGCCGAGCACGGCACCAAGGGCCCCAACGCCCGAGGGGAGTATGCGACGTGCTGCCCGTTCTGCGAGCTAAAGACCGGCGAAGCCGACCGCAAGTACAAGATGCAGCTCAACGCCGAGAACGGCCTGTACAACTGCTATCGCTGCGGCTCGGGTGGCAAGGCCGACGTTTCTGAGATCTTAGACGTTGAGGTGCTGGCCGAGAAGGTCAAGGTCGAGGTCACCCTCGAACCGATGCCCGAGGACGCCGATCCCCTTGACCCAAGATCTTCTGACCATCGTGCATTCATCGCCTACCTGCGCAAGCGCAACCTGCTTGAGGAGGCACTTCAAGCCGGGGTGCTTGTGGCTGCGCGGGGGTACTATGCCGGGCGCATCATCGTTCCGCACATTGTCTCCGGGCAGTATGCGGGCTTCAGCGCGCGCACAATTCACCCGAAGGTCGAGCCTAAGTATCTATACCCAAAAGGCATGAACCGTCGAGGGACCCTTTGGGGGCAGGATCTCGGATGGAAGGCCAGCGTCTACGTGGTCGAGGGCGTTCTCGATGCGCTTGCACTGTATCCGTGTGGTGTGGCCACGTTCGGCAAGAACGTCACCGAGGAGCAGCTTGCCTGGTTGGAAGCCGTCGAGGTAACAGGATCACGCATCATCTTTTGCCTCGACGGTGACGCTTGGGAGGAGTGCGCGGCCCTGGCGATGCGTCTACGCCTGCGAGGAGCCGACGACGTGCGCTGGTGTCACCTGCCCCCCGGCACCGACCCGGGCGTGCTCAAGCGAGAGGTCGATCGGTACATCGTGGGGTAAACCCCGGACCCCTTCCCTAAATACAATTCAGCACAAGCAAGAAGAAAAGGACCAAACGACCATGGAAATAAGAGCGATCTCGGCCGCGATAAAAATTAACGGCAATGCGTACGGCATCAACTGGACTGGCCACGCCTTGACCATTGAGGGGGTAACTTCATGGAAGGAGGTGCAGCAGCTTCTCGGGATTGCGCCCGAAGCGGCCCCGCCTTCGACGGCCGAAGCGACAGTTCAGCTCAAGGAGATATTCACCGAAGCTCCCGCACTGCTTCGCGGGGGTCCGGGCTCGGCCGCCGCGCCCCCGCTTACAATTGGGATTAAGCCCAAGCTTACGCTCGGTGGCGCAGCCCCCGTGGTACCGCCGACGCTGTCGACCATGACCTCGGCGGATATCAAGCGCGAGATGGACGAGGAGCCACCGGCGGCGCAGGCACCCGTTAAAGCCAAGGGCACAGTCATTTCGACGGACGTGTCTGCCTACGCACGCATGACCCTGCTCGGTGAGATCGTCGACGCCATCCGAGACAGCGGCGCCAAGACCTACGCCGACGTGTGGAAGTTCGTCGAGCACCTGCGTGATGCGAACATCAGCCCCGCCATCGACAAGATTCACAAGGACGGCAAGCTCGAAGAGCGCGTTCGCCGTCAGTGCACCAACAAGGGGATCGAAGGAGCGCTGTAGCGGTGAAGCCCTGGGACGACTGGAATAACCGGGTTTACCCTCTGGAACCCACGGCCGAGCAGCCCACGCGCTCGCTGCCTCTGTGGGAGCCTTGGAACCCTGGGCTCGATACGTTGGGAGCGAACGCAGCCCGTGCGCGAACTCCGGGATGTACGGCTTGCGAGGCTTACACCAAGAGCCCCACCGTCTGCATGGGGGCACCTGTTATTACGCCTGGCTTGCCGCTCGTCGTGCTGCCCTCGCCCACGCGCGACGAGGCACACAGCGGCAGGTCCTTCTCAAGTCATTCGTCCGTTTACGTGCGCAGGTTGGCTGAGCGCATATGCCCCGACGGCGTCAACCTGACCTATGCCATCGGGTGTTCCGTCGGGAAGTCCCCCGAGACCGACACGATCGAGAAGTGCCGCCCCTACTTGCTGAACGACATCGAGCAGTCGAAGCCGAGCCGGATCATTCTCATCGGTAACCACGCGATACAGTCCGCGTTCGGGCGGTATGTAGATGCGACCTACCTGCGGCACGCCTGGGGGATGGTGCGGGGGATCCCCGCATTCATTTTGGGCGACCACACCGTCAGCATTCGCAATCGCTTTATACGCATCACGTTCGAGAGAGACCTGGCCTGGGCTCTGACGTCCGAGCTACCCGTGCAACCCGCAGGGGTGACTTTGGTACCCGACCCGATAGAGGCGGCCCAGAGGTTGTGCGACATCCACTGGGACTACAAATACAAAGGGCCAACGACGCCCGGGAATCTGGTGGTTGACGTTGAGCATGCAGGCAGCCTATGGGGGCGCGACTTCGCGCTGCTATGCGTAGGCATTGGCCATGGTGGATGCGCCCCCCTGGTGCTCAGCCGCGAGGCCCTGGGGACCCCCGTGGTTCAGCGTGCCTTCAAGGCGCTCATGGAAGACCACCGAGTCCCTAAGGTCAACGTCAACGTCAAGCACGATCGCCACGCCATCTACCGGCAGTTCGGCGTGGACATTAAGGGGGTCGAACGTGACCTGATGCTGTGGGCGCGCCTGCGAGAACCCGAGGCCCTATCGGGGCTAGGCCCGCTGTCCTGGCTCGTGGGGTTCGGCGGGTACAAGGAAGCCGCTAAGAGCGGCGAGGACGACGAGGACGCCAAGGGGGGCGCACGGTTCGCCAAGATGCCCGTCGATAAGCTGCACGCGTACAACGGGCGCGACATCGCCGCGACTACGCGTCTTGATGCTTGGATGACCAAGGCCATGCCTGAGGCGTTGAAGCTTACGTGGTCCAAGCTCATAGGCCCCGCCTTCGAGATGCTCGGCCACGTCGAGCGCAACGGCATGGCCTTGAGCCCTGATAACGTGCGCGCCTATGACATGTTCTTAGAGAACAAGCTCAACCAGTGTATTCAATCCCTGGCGGCCATCCCCGAGGTCCCCCGTGAGTGGTTGCTTCCGCGGCCTGGTTCGACCAAGAAGGCCCCGCATGAGATCAAGATCACGCCCAATGAGATCGCTCAATTGCTGTATGAAAAGTTAAATCTGCCCGTCATGAGCAAGACCGCGACGGGCAAGCCGAGCACGGACGCGGCCACCCTTGAAGCGCTCAAGACCTCACACCCCGCGGTGGCCCTGTTGCTGGACTTCGCAGGCATCAAGAAGCAGCGCAGCACCTACGGGCTCGGGATGCTTAAGCACATGTCGGTGCTCGACGGGCGAGTGCATACGACGTTTAAGATCGTGCGCACGGGGCGCTTGAGTTCGTCGGGGCCCAACATGCAGAACATCACCCGCCCCGACGTCGAGGGGGACGAGGGGTCTTGGGCGCGTGGGTGCTTCATCGCGCCTCACGGTAAGAAGTTGGTCTCGCTCGACTACAGTCAGCAGGAGTTGCGGGTTGCCGCGATGCTGAGCGGGGACGTTGCGATGGCTAAGGCTTTTGAAAGCGGCGAGGACTTCCACAAGGCCACGGCCGCTCTGGCTTTCAACACGCCGATTGCTCAGGTTACCAAGACCCAGCGGTCCGCCGCCAAGGCCGTGAACTTCGGCCTCATCTTTGGCCAGGGCTCCTATGCCCTGGGTAAGTCCTTGGGGATGTCGACCGATGCCGCGCAGAACATCATCGACAAGATCTTAGGCAAGTACGCGGGCCTGGCGAAGTGGCGCCGCGACCAAGAAGCTCAAGGCACTGTATCTGGCGTGCTGCGGTGGTCTTGGAACCCTCCGGGCAGCGGCCTTGATTGGACGTTCCGTCGTTCGGCCTATGGCCTGGGCCAAGAGGGCAGCACCAAGGAGGACGAGAAGATCCGAAGGCACTGGGTCAACGTCTCACAGAACACCCCCATCCAAGGAATCGCGAATTGCTTCTGCCTGGCCAGCCTCGTCGAGATCGTGCGATGGACCCTGGACGAGGAGCCCAAGACCAAGGTCGTCATGACGGTGCACGACTCCATCGTGCTGGAGGTACCCGACGCCGACGTGTTGCGGGTGGCCGCCGAGGCCAAACGCCTGATGCTGCGGTGGCCTAGCGGCGGGGTGCCGATGGCCGTGGACGTGGAGGTCGGGGATGACTGGGGTCACCTAAAAAGTCTGCCCGTTTGATTCGGGTAAACCAAACTGGCGCCCCTAAATATCTAACATGACAAACCCCAAGCAAGACACGTCGATGCTCGACCCGGACCAAGTCCGCGAGGTCGTGAGCATCGGGAACGAGACCGAGATCAACAACGACATGACCTCAATCCCCGGTCACGTCGCGTATTACGGCGGCTGCTACGCCGAAGCGAAGGCTCGTCAGCGCCAGGTCAAGCGCGAGCTTGAGGTGGTCGAGTCGCAGCTTTACATCGAATACAAGGGGGCCACGATGTCCAACGGCAAGCCCGCCACCGATGAGTTCGTCAAGGCCAGCACGATACTCGACCCGCGTTTCACGCGTGCCGCACAGGCGATGGACTCCGTAACCCTGCACGTGGAGAAGGTCGGCAACGTGTGCGATGCCCTTCAGACCAAGCGCGAGATGCTCATCAGCCTAGGGGCCAACTACCGTGCCGAGATGAGGCCGAGCCCCTCCATCAACGGCGAGACTGCGACCTCGAAGGCCCGCCAACGCTTACTCGACTCCGACCTCTAAATCACAACACGCAACCCATAGAACAGCAACCAAAGGAAACCAGCACACATGAGCGACGACAAAGCACTGACAGTCCACGGCAAAGCCGACCTCTCCTTCCTTCAAGAAGCCCGCCAGAACATCCTCGACCAGAAGGCCGCCCGTCAGAAGGCCAAGATGAAGCTGGTCGTGGGGCGCAACCTCGTGCGCATTCTGCCCCCGTGGGGACCCCACATCAGGTCCCCGTTTTACGAGACATATGTTCACTACCTTCCCAACCCCAATGACCCCGCCAAGAAGACGGCCACCGTGTGCCCGCGCAAGACACGAGCGTCGAAGCTGTGTGCCTCCTGTGACAAAGCCTCCGAGCTTTATCGCAGCCAGGGCCAGGCCAGCAAGACGGCGGGCGACTTCACGGCAGGCCACCGCATCTTGGCCAATGTCATTGACCTTCAGAACCCCGCATTGGGGGTGCTCGTTGCGGAGTACGCCCCCGGCATTTACGGGGACATTCTCACGTTGATGCTCGGGAGTGGCCCTGACGATGACACGGCCCTGGGGGACATCAGTCATCCCGATCGCGGGTACAACATGGTCATCGACCGCGAAGGCACAGGCAAGACGGACACCCGATACAAGGTGCGGTTCTCTAAGGCACCCAGCCCGATTGCCGATCGTTCTTGGCTCGGCGCTTTGAACGACCTGAGCACGGTCTACCCCCGCCGCACGCCCGATGAGATCGCGGCCATCCTCGCGGGGGAAGATCCTGATGCCCCGCCGCCTGGTGTTATCGACGTCGATGCCACGCCCGTTAAGAGCGGCGGGGGTATTGATGACGACGACTTTTAGACCGTCGTGAAGTAGACTTGTTTTTGCGGCGGTGCAAATTCCGACCAGCGAGATCCGGGTGCTGCGTGCGTGAGTTGGTCCTTTCGAGCGCAGCACCGTCATGGATTCTTTGCTGCTGACTATCGGATAAAAAGCACCGCCGCTTTTTTTATTTGTGTGAGGTGAACCGATGGCCGCGATCAAGAAGAAACCCCCGACGGGTACCGAGTCCGCCCAGGCATTGGCCGATGATCTTTGTACGGTGTTCAAGCGCGACGACATCGCCATGACGTTGGCCAGCGCCAACGTCGGCGTGAGGGGCGTGTTCCCCACCGGGATTACACCGCTCGATCGTTACATCCTAGGAGTAGGCGGTCTTCCTTGGGGCCGCGTGATTGAGATGTACGGGGGCGAAGGCGCGGGCAAGTCCAGCGTCATGAACATGATGCTTGCCGGGTGCCAGCGCATAGGCGGTCAAGCCGTCCTCGTCGAAGTCGAACACGCCTACGACCCCGAGTGGGCCCGCATGCTGGGTGTGAACACCGACGAGCTCCTGCTGTTGCAGCCCGACTACATGGACGGGGAGGCCGGGATGTTCCCGCAGATTGAGCGGCTTCTCGCTAAGACCAAGCGCCCGATGTTGATTGCGGTCGATAGCGTGGCCGCCTGCAAGACCAAGAAGGAGTTCGACGAGGGCCTCACCGGGGACGCCGCCATAGGCGAGCAGGCGCGCATCTGGTCGCGCTCCTTGAGGCAGCTCTCGGCGCTGCTGGGCAAGCACCGCCACGGGGCCACGCTCCTGCTTATCAACCAAGTGCGCATGAAGATCGGGGTCCTGTACGGGAACCCCGAGACCACTCCCGGCGGCAACGCCATCAAGTTCTACGCATCGGTGCGCCTCAATGTCAGGCACGGCAAGGGCGACGGCCCGGGCGCACGCTACATGGGGATCCAAGCCATGAAGAACAAGCTGTGCCCGCCCTTTCGCAAGGCCGAGCTCAAGCTCGACTACGCCACGGGGTTCAGCGACAAGCACGCCATCCTTCATCACGCCAAGGATGTCGGCTGCGTGCCCGATAAGTGCCAGTCCATCAAGACTGCGCTCGCCAACTTGGGCTGGACTGACGTTGTCAGCATCGAGCAGTTTGAGGCCGACCTTGCCGCAATACCCGAAGAGGAGAAGTGATGGCTGCCAAGAAAAAGGAATCCAACTGCATCGGCATCGTGGCCGACCTTCACATCGACAACCACCCCAAGTATGGAGGGCCCATCATCGCGGGCCTGAACCGTAGAGCAAAGGAAACTCTCGACGCCTTTAGCGCGTCCATCTCCAAGGCCAAGGCCGCAGGGGTGAAGGTGCTGTTCGTGGCCGGTGACCTCTTTAACAAGTGCCGCCCCGAGCCCTCACTCATCGCGGCCGTGAAGCACGTGCTGAGCAGCGAGGACGCCCAGACCATGGGGGTCGTGCTCATCCCGGGGAACCACGACATGCCCGACGCCACCGCCAAGGACGGCAACACGGCGCTGGCCCCGCTGTTCAACGAGGCCACCATCGTCACCGAGCCGACTTGGATTGACATGGAGGAGTTGGGCATCACGGCCCTCTGCGTGCCGTTCCAGTCTCAGATGCCCATGTCCGAGTACCTGCGGACCTTCGAGCCCCCGCCTTGCGAGTTGATCAATACTCGTAAGATCTTAATCACACACGTTGGTGTCTACGGGGACGACAAGGGCGCGGGAGAATGGAAGGCCCGAGCCAACGATGCCATCCATTACGATGCCCTGTTCGATGTGATGACGAGGCTCGGGGTCCTCGACTGCTTCGTCGGGAACTTCCACCACCGTGAGTTCTGGGAGTGCGAGGGCGTCACCGGGGCGATGAGCATCCTTCAGGTAGGCACGCTAATTCCGCATGGCTTCGGTGATGACGGCACCTACCCAGCAGTGGGCGGCCTGTCCCTGTATGTCCCTGATTCAATCACAGGGGTCGAAGTCCCCGGGCCTCGGTTCTTTCGCGTGGACGAGGCGAACGACGCCGCGATGGCGATGCCTATGCTGGTCGCCAAGTCCCACCCCGTCTATGCGCGCCTCGGACCGAAGGCAGGCGAGAAGGTGCGTGCCGTCCTGGCAACCGGTGCGATTGTCGTGGAAGACGCGGCCCCCGTCGACGCCACGATTGACCTGGGGCCGCTGCCTCAGGTGTCCGATGCCAAGGCGGCCATTGCCGAGTTCATCGAGCAGATGACGTTACCGCCCGGGGTATCGAGGGATGACGTCCACGCCGAGGCCTTGGGGGTTTGGAACGCGCTCAGCGCTGGGAGAGACCAATGAAGATCCAATCAATCAAGCTCGAGAACTTCATGACCTATCACGCGGGGGCCTGGTCCCCCGTCGACGGGGTCACGCTGCTCACGGGCGACAACGGTGCAGGCAAGAGCACGATGATGGAGGCCATGTGCTGGGCTCTCTATGGCGAGACCCTTCGGGGTAAGAGCCCCGTGCCCCCGGGGGCCAAGAGCGCCAGCGCCCAAGTCAACTTCACCCATAAGGGCCATGACTGGGCGGTGGGGCGTACGCGCAACAAACAGACCGCCACCATCCTGCTCACCCGAGACGGCGAGGACCTCGCAGGGCAGACCGCCACCGAGACCCAAACCAAGATCGAAAACCTCCTAGGTCCCTGGGCCCGGTTCACGGCCACGCGCCTGTTCGCTAAGGAGTTCCTCGCCAAGTTTGGGGCCAGCACCGACAAGGAACGCAAGGAGCTGCTTGAAAGTTTCCTCGGGCTCGAGCGGTTCGGCGAAGCCGCCGACGTGCTCAAGGTGCGCCTGCGAGAGGCCAGCGACCGCCAGATGCAGCTCGACGGCCAAGCCTTCGCCCTGACCAAGCGCATCGCCGCAATCGAGGCCCAGCCCGCTCTCAAGGCCACGCGCCCCCTCGACGCCATCACGGCCGAGAAGCAGGCCGCTACCGAGGCGCTCCTTCGAACCCAGGACAAGAAGATCAAACTCAAGGAGCTGCTTGCCGCGACGAGCCTGGCCCGGGACAAGGCCCTGAAGAACCTGACCGGGGCCCAGGCGCGCACCTACGACATGAAGGCCGCCCTGACCAAGCTCGACTCCCGGGTGCTGGCGCTCCAAGTCCGGGACCAGTGCCCGACCTGCCTCCAAGCGATTGAGGAGGCCGCCAAGGCCCGCATCGTCACCGTCCTAGGGGAAGATCGCCTAAAGCAGTCCGAGGCCCTGGCCGAGCTCCTAGGCGCCATCAAGGGCTTCGAGGAGGAGCTCTCCGAGGTCGAGGGCGAGAAGACCGTCCTTGACGCACGGGGGGAGGCCCTCAATCAGGAGGCCGTTACCGCCCGCACGGACGTCGAACGCCTCACGCTGGAGCTGAGGGAGGCCGAGCTCGTCGCCCAGATGCGCGCGGCCCGCGACAAGGACACGACCGACCTCGAAGCCGAGCAGGCCGTCGTCGCCGCGGAGCTGGCCAAGATCCGAACCCGTGTCGCTGTCCTCGGGGCCACGGCCGAGGTCTACGGCCTTAGGGGCGCTAGGCATATGCTCCTAGGACGTGCCCTTAAGCAAATCGAGCACGCCACCAACCAGGTGCTCGGCCAGCTAGGGCTCGACCTTAAGGTCGGCATCAGCGCCACGGCGCAGCTTAAGAGCGGCAAGGCCATCGATGCCATCTCGTTCCAAGTCATCGGGGCGGGCGGGGGCGAGTACGGGGGGGCCAGCTCGGGCGAGCGCAGCCGCGTAGACGTTGCGCTGCTGCTGGCCTTGGCCCAACTCCTGGGGCCCGACGCCGAGGGGTTCGTGGCCTTCGACGAGGTGTTCGATGCCCTCGACCGGGATGGCATCGCACGGGTGGCCTCGTACCTCGAAGCCCTGGGGCAAGGGCGGCAGGTCCTGGTCATCACCCACAACCCCGAGGTCCAGACGCTGTTCCCAAGGTCCACGGTCATGCGCGCCGTCAAGGATGACGTCGACGGCTCCCGGCTGGAGGCCGTGTGATGTCGTTCAGCCCCGCGGTGCTCGCCAGGGCCGAGCTCTTGGCCGAGGCTCACAAGCTCAGGATCCTTTGGGATGATTGGGCTCGCCAGATGCGTTCCCTAGGCAATGTGCTGGGACAGCCCGGGTTTGGTGACGGTCCCGGCGATTACATCTCGGGCGGCCAACTCCTTGGCTGGGCCTATCCCGAAGTTGGGTACCTCAACAACCTCGCCTTGGAGCTGGCCAACGCACTCGACACCACCCGATCCATCACGGAGCGAATGAATGCCTTCCGGGCCCTGAAGATGGAAGACGCACTGGTGAAGCCGTGAAGCTGCGATGGGTTTGCTGGAATAACCAGAGCGTGACGTATCACACAGGTTACCTAGGCGATAGCACCGACGTCGGTGCTCGCGTGTTCGTGTACAACTCCTCAAAGATTTACACGCGAGGGCCGCTTGTTTTGACGGTGCACAACAAACCCTGGCTTTCCAAAACGTACAGGCCCCGCACTGTAGAGATAGCAAAGGCGCACGCCGAAAAGATCTGGTCCTCTGAGAGGCACGTCGCGCGGTACATGGCAGGGCTTCTTGCGTGCGTAGGCATTACCTGAAGTGTCCCCCACGGGGGACACTTAGCATAAGGACCAACATGGACATCGTCAAGGGCAGATTGATTCAATGGGGGGGCGTCGTTGACAATCGCGTCGACGGGTTCACGCCTGACACTCACTGCCTGGCGTCCATCATATGGCTGGAGCCCCAGATGCAACGGTATCGAATTCAGATCTTCGCCTCATGGATCACCACCGAGCAGTTCATGTTCTCCACCCAGGGGGTCACCTTGAACGACGCCAAACGCAACGCCCAAGGGGCCTTTGAGCGCGCGGTGGCCGGAAGCATGGCCAAGCGTCTTAGCAAGCCATGAGCCTTCGCTGGACGTACAACGGCTTCGAAGCCCTGGCTTGTAACGGGTTCACGGCAGATGACAGGCACGTGGCCACCGTCTGGATTGAGCCCAACCAGTATCGCGTTCAAGTCCGCAGCATCCCGAGCCCCATCATGTGCGAAAACTTCCTTCTGACGAAGGCCCTTGACGTCACGATGGATACGGCCAAGGCCATGGCGCAGGCCCGCTGGGAGGAACTTGTGGCCGAGCATTTCGCCAAGCTGCTGGAGCATGGTGTGAAGCCGAGATGGGATCTATGAGCAGTCACCCCACCCTGCTGTGGAAGCCCTATGGCTCGCTCTACAGCAACTCCATATGCGGCAAGCCCGCTTCCAACGGCAGGCTTGATTGGATTGGTACGAGCGGCTCCTTTTGTATCATCAGCCGCATAGGGCGCGTCACCGTCGAGCTGCGCAACTACCCAGATCCCCCGCATCGCGTTCGACGCCGGATAACAAACAGAGCCCCCGAAGACCAGGTAATCCAAGACCTCAAAGACCTCGCTGCGCAGTTCTACGTCGAGCACGTCGCCGCCGACATGGCTTACCGGCTGGCTCGTTACGCCGAGCAGGATGACGAGACCACGCCCTGAAACTCTGCAGCATAGCCATCTTCCAGCCCGTACCCGAACCCCGCCTAATCCAAGCCTCCTTGCCCAAAGCCCATCACGCGGCGTATCTTAACCATCAGCACCCCGCTCTTCGACTCCCCAGTACGCTCACGGACAGCGCACCGGCAGGCGGGATACCCCAAGGAGGAGACCAGACATGTCCAACCCGAACGACCCGCCAGCACCACCACCGCCAAACGTCCCCGACCCCACGACGGTCATACCACCCCCGCACACCACAGCCAAGAACGGCGGGAGCTACATCAAGGGTAAGCGCAAGGTCATCAAGGGCGACCCCAAGCACAAGCACCACGGCAAGCGCATCGACGCCGAGCTCTACGAAGCCATATGGGAATCCTGGCGAGACGGCACCCGCAATAAGTCCAGGCTTTCCGCCATGTTCTCCCTGTCCTTTCAGACCATCTCGCGCCTCGTCGAGGACGGCTATCCCGAGCGTGGGTTCCCATCATTCATCGAACGACTGCGCGTATGGGAGGCAGCCGCAGCCACGGCCAAGACCAGCACCATCGAGGACAAGAAAAAGAAGGAGTCCGAGGAGTGGGAGGCCAACAAGGCCCACATGCTCAAGCTCTCCCACGCCACCAAGATTGGCCTCGGCAACCTCATCATGAAGGCCAACGTCGCGACCCAGCGCGCCGAGTTCATCAAGAACCGCAAACGCAAGGTGCTCGACAAGCACGGCGACGTTCATGTCATCGATGAGGATGTCCCTGCTTCCGCGCTTGAGATGGCCGATGCCTGGCGCACCATCGTCAACTCCGTCGAGGCCGTCGGTCGCATCGAGTCCTTCTGGCGTGGGGGCCCTACCTCGCGGGCCGAGATCATGGGCACCGCAGCCTCTGCGCTCGCCGCCTTTCAGAAGCTCACGCCCGAGCAGCTCGACTACATCATCACCAGCGGAGGTGCCATGCCCCCCGGTGTTAGCGCCGAGGACCTCTTCGGTACCGTCACCACCACGAGCAGCGATGACCCCAAGAACTAAGTACGGCTACATCGCGCACTATGAGGAGGGACCCTGCGTGAAGCCGCCAGGCTATGAACACGAAACGCACGAGAGGGCAGGGCGTATCCATTACCGAACCTGGTTCGAGCCTTCTGGTGATGGCGTCGACATACGACGCTGCCCCGCATGCGAGATGTTTGCACGCTTCATGGCGGCCGAGCGATGACCCTTCCTCAGCGCTTGGCCTGCACGAGCTTACTCCGCAACCCCCGGTCAGTTCTTAGCGGCGGGTTGCTCGTGCACCATGAAGGAGGGCCGTGTACAAAGCCAAAGGACTATGACCCCGAGCTTCACCAGTTTTATGGAGGTGCCTACAAGCGACATGCGTGGTTCGAGCACGCCGATGCCGGGTTCGACTACTGCCCCGCGTGCGAGATGTGGCGGGAGCTCGCCGCACCTGAAGTGCTGAAGTGCGACAGTACGATGATCCCGCCAACTGGACAATCTAGGTAACCCGAACGCCCGGCCCTAAATACAAAGTGATGAGCGCCTTCGATTTGGTACGCCTTGCTCACTACGTGGACGGCCCTTGTGTTTGCCCCGAGGGCACGCCGACGTTTACCCAGCACAGCAGCCACTACCATTTAAAGAACTACGATCACATGTTCCCGAAGATGTGGGAGGCGTGGGTTGCTCGCGCTGGGACTATGGGTGACGACGAGATGTGCCCTGCTTGCGCGATGTGGGAGGCCCTGAGCCATGCCGTTTAGCGTACTGATTATCCATTACCTGCAGGGTCCTTGCTTTAGTGACAAGTGCCGCGTGAGCGATGGTACGTGGTGGTCGACGTTTAAGTACGCGAAGTGTGCTTCGGACAAGACGCCCAGGTTGCACACACGCGTCGTCAACTGTCCCGCCTGCAAAGCATGGCGCATGCTCGTTGACGCCAACCCCGACGATACATGGGCACGCATGCGGGAGGCCGAGTAACCCCGGATGACCCGCATTACCTACAAGCCGACGGGCGACATTCACTACGCCAATGGCCCGTGCGGTGTGTTCCCTGCCTTCGATACCCCGGGCGACGCCGTGTGGGGCGACTGGGCGAAGTGCGACGTCAATGGGCACTTTGTTAGAGTCCTGGCTCTTGCGACATGCCCAGCCTGCCTGGCTTGGCGTGCCTTGATGTCCGGGGATCAGTATCATGGCTGAGACGACCACAACGACCATCGCGGACATGTTGCCCCTGGCCCAGCGGCGCAAGCTCCTGCTGATGTATGCAACGATGGCCCGCGCCTCCGACGCAGCCAAGGGGGACCTCGGTCTGTTCATCGAGCGTGTGGTCCAGGACGACCACGGCCATCCACTGCGCCTAAGCCCCATCCACATACAGTGGATCCTTCACCTTAAGTACTGCTGGTCCCGTGGACTCAAGGCCATGATCATGGCGCCCTTCGGTCACGGTAAAAGCTCCACGCTTGCGGTGCCTCTTATCGCGTGGTCCCTGGGTAGAGATCCGAACCTCCGAATCAAGGTCATCACCAACGACGACAGCAGCGCCACCAAACGAGTCGAGAGGGCCAAGGCCCTCATCGAGACCGCAGCCTTCAAGGGCATTTTCCCTGGCATCCGTCGAGGTCGCAAATGGGCGGGCCATGAGATCTACTTGGAGCGTACGGGCGGGGCCATCGACCCGAGCATTCACGCCCGAGGCATCCTCACGACGGGCGTGGGTGGACGAGCGGACATCATGATCTTTGACGACGTCGTCGACCAGAAGAACAGCTTCGACTCCACCCAGCGGTCCAAGGTCCTTCAGTTCATCGAGAGCACGTGGTTGAGCCGCCTAGAGCCCGACGCCCGCGTGCTGTACATCGGGACGCCCTGGCACCTGGACGACGCCACCCATCACCTTATGCAGCGCCCCGGCTGGTGCACGCTCATCCAGCGCGTATCCCAGGGGTGCGACGTCATCGAGCAGGAACTCATCGGGGCGCCTGACCCTATCTCGTACCCGCTCGTTGGGGGGCCTCAGACCGCACCGTTCAAGCTGGTGGGCGGATGACCAAGGAGGTGCAGGCGGGTATTATGCGGGCGGCCCTTAACGGGGTTAAGCATCTCAGGAGGTACCCGGGCCGAGCCTGCACAGCCCCCCTCATAGAGACGCTATGCAGGGACTACGTCCCGGCTCAGTGGTTCTCCGAGTTCAACCCGTGGATCATGCCAGCGCCCGCCTGCCTCGAATGCCTGGCCCTTCACGGGGTGATAAAGAGGCAGGACCCGGTGGGCGGATGACCTTTGATGATCTGAAAGCCGCCGCGCGAGTAGAGGCCTTGCTGACCGGGCCTCATATCGTAAGGGCGTACTCTGTGCACGCCGCAACTTCATGGGCGTACTGTGGGCGAAAGTTATCGGTAGGGAGCAATCACATCGTGCACTTCCCCGAGGACATCAAGTGCGCGGAGTGCCTCCAGCTTTGGCAGGCCCGATGAACGCGCGAGCCGCACTCATGCGAGATACCCTCATAGGTGTGAAGCACTTCATTGCCGTTGGTGAGGTGGCGAAACCACTTACGAAAGCGCTTTGCGGCGATGTGGTTCACCGTTCGTGGGTCATCGTCACTGCCGAGGAGCGATTCGCGTCCCTCGAATACCCCTGGTGCCCCGCCTGCCTAGATGGAACGGCAGTCGTAGGATGAAGCAGGGGAAATGGTGATGGACCAGGCAAACCTTATGCGTGCCGACCTTCGCGGGGTATTTCACTACCACAGGCATGTCTTGTCCCGAGAGCAACTGTATGACCAGCACCCCATCGAAACCTTGTGCGGCGAGGTCGTGACGTTCAAGTGGATCACCACGCGCTTTCACGAGGTCACAGACAAGACCCCGTACTGGTGCCCTGACTGCTTGCGCGAATACCATCGCATTCATGTGCCCTACTTGAGGGGCCTATGAAGATGAACCCCGCGTCCTTGATGCGTGCTGAGTTGGTGGGGGTGTCCCATTTTCCCAAGCATTTATTATCGTCAAGGCCCACTGAGGATGTTGACGACGAGCCTGTCGAAACACTGTGCGGTGACGTGGTGCCTCGCAAATGGATCACCCTTAGCCCTCACCGTATGAGGTGGGACGAGACGCTGGTTCGATGCGAGGACTGCATGGCAAGGCGGGCGCTGAGATGACCAAGAGCCAGAAGATCCAAGTCGTCAGCCGCAAGCGCCGTGCTGCTAAGGAGCGTCGAGCGCGCAATCGGGTCGAGCGCATGCGCAGAGTCCTTGAGAACACGGATCGCGTGCGGCACCTGCGCCTACGTCCGATAGGGCAAGGCCTGCTCGAAGGCCTGTGTGGCGTCCTCGTGATTGAAGGGACGTCAGTGGGCATCGACAGCCCCGTGTGCCCCGAGTGTGCCTCGTTCCCTGGGTAAACCTGAATGGCTGCCCTAAATACAAGGCATGGGCTCGCCACCACCTAAGTACTCCACCCAAGCCATCGCGGACTTCGACGCCGTCAAGTTCACGATGGAAGCCGAGTTGGCTCAGGTCGTCCACATCTGGATGGGCTACCCTGCCATGTACAACGACGAGGGCCAAGCGTTCTATAGGGCCTGGTGTGAAGCGTACGTGCCTAGGGGCCCCTGGATTAAATCGAAGGACAGGATCTTGGCCGACCTAATCTGCCCCCTGTGTTACAGCATCCTGATGGGCGGGCTTGTGGGCAGAGGTTTATGATCACCAACCAAGACTTTCGAGTGTCGTTAATGACGGCGAACATGGCCGAGGTCTACCACTACGCCGACATCGCCATCCCGGCGATGGAAGGGCACTTCTTTCGCTCGAAGTGCGGGGTGCTTATTCCATCGCGCTGGGTCTGTTCGTACCCAAACACGGTCAACGCCTCCGACCAGATGTGCCCTGACTGCGCGCGCGTGGTAGTCGGTGAACGGATACCAGGGCAGATCACATGGCCTTGACCGAGGAAGAGAAGGCCGCCCGCAGGATGCACGCGGACCTTGTAAGGGTGTATCACTTCAGTCAGCGCAGGGATACGTACCACAGCGGTATGTCTCGCTACTTTAAGACCCTTTGTGGGGACATTGTCCCCGTTGAGTGGTCCGTTCTATATGCAACACCCACGTCAAGGTTGAGGGCTGATGATTTGTGCCTGGATTGCGAACGTTTGGCCCGTGGTGAAAGAGACCCTACAGTTTACAGGAAGGAAGCAGTATGACCGCGGAGGCCCTGTCTGCGTGTTCGATGCGCGCAGAGCTCACGCGGCTTTATCATTACACCCACCATCAACACCCGAGCGTCAATCTGCACTCGGGCTATTTTCGCACGCTATGCGGGGACATCGCTCCGCTGCAGTGGTCAGCTTACACGATGCCTGCAGGTCGGAGTAACACGATGTGCTCAGACTGTGCGCACCTATCCGAAGGCCGCCTAAGAACCCGGAGCAAGATACCATGACCAAGGAGGAGAAGGCTGCCCGCAGGATGCGTGCTGACCTTGCGCAGGACTACCACTTCAGCAGCGAACCCCTAGGGCATAACCCGATACTCAGTCACTTCAAAACGCTGTGCGGGGACTTCGTCGCTTTGAAGTGGGCTTACGCGGTGGAGCCGTCGATCGACATTCACATCTGCGAGGAGTGCCTTCGCATAGCAAGGCTCACTCGGAAATTGCACACATGAAGATGCTCATCGTCGGAACCCTCGCAGGCATCGTCTTCTTTGACGTCGGCACCCTCGGCTTCAAGCTGTGGGAGTTCGGCATCGTCCTAGGATCGCTGGCCATGGCGTTACCGAACGGTAACAACGAGTGAGACACCGCGACTGGTACCGGCAAGGCCACGGCAGCTATGAGCTTTGGATCCTCCCCCAGCGCGCAATGGTCGGCGGGCCCGAAGGAGAGCGCAACTGGCAGATCACCACGCTGCGCGAAGCCCGAGGGCAATACTTCGCAGGCAGCCTCGACGAGGCCCTAGCCGCCGCCGAGTTCATGGTGATCGAGGAGTTCAGCAACCTGCTGGCTCGGGGTAAACCCGAATAGTTGCCCTAAATACCAGGCATGAGCAAGCCAACCAAGAGCGCCGACAAGCGCAGTGTCTCCACCGACGCCCTCGAAACCCTAGGGACCATTATCACCGACAAGGAGAAACGCGATGCCATCCACCTCGCCGTACTTCCTGCCCGTGCGGCTCATCGGTTGCAGCGAGGTCAGCACGTCACCCTTCAGAGCAACGGGATAGACGCAGTGGCGTGCGTCGATGCCGCCGACGCCCTTGGTATCGTGGACCCCTTCATTCCGCGCCACGTAGATCCAGGCGAGCACTTCTGGTTCGTGGTCCTACCCCGCAAGATCACGTCCCTGCGCCACGTGTGGTCGCACCCCCAGATTGACTCACCCCCAGTCGAGGACAGCGAGAGCCGCGATCGCTTCCTGCGCGCGGGGGCCGTGATGGTCGAGGAGGCCGAAGCCGCAGGCCTCGACCTTAAGGAGTTCATGCACGCGGCTGACATGTACCTAGCTCACGACCACTACCTGAGTGACGGCGGTCGTTGGGAAGGGCACCGAGTGCGTGATGACTTCTGGGAGCACTACGCGATCTATACGGGCGCGAACGTCGGCCCCGACCGAGGTAACTTCTTCTCCTGCTCCTGCTGAGCCTACATGCTTGAGAGGGAACGCATAGCCCGATACATGGACGCCCAACTGGCAGGGGTCGTTCACGAAAGGCGCAGGGGGGATTCCTACGCGGGGATGGGCCTTACGCATACGCTTTGTGGCAACATGGTCCCCTATGCCTGGCTCGTCCCTGCCGAGCGCATTGTCCTGCCGGGGACCACCTTGTGCAAGGAATGCGGCGTGCTCGTTAACAGCATCAGGAGGGGCTGACATGGCAAAGATTCCCGAGGGCTTCATCAAGGTCACGAACGGCTGTGCCAGGGCGGCCAGCAACAACATGGCCCCTGGTACCTTCATCAAGATCCAAGGCGGGATTCACCGGGGCACGTACGTTCCGCCTTACATGCTCGCCTTCGCCTGCGACTGGGGCGTTGATGGTCACCTCGTTACGTGGCGAGCAAAGGCCTTCGAGGTGCTGAGTTACTATGCCGACGAAGACACGCGCAACCGCATGCATCGACGGGGCCTCGAGTTGTTCACGGCCTACGCGGGCGACGCAGACGCATGGGCCGACGTCAGGTTGCCTAGCCCTAACTACGGCGACCTCATCGACTCAATCAGACTTCTCATGAAGCGTTGGCGCGCCGTTAAGAAAGCGACGAAGGTCCTCGTCAAGTACCAGGACGCAGGGCAAGCCAATCTTCCGGGGCTCTGACCAATGGCCAAGGGCACGTGTTCAATCTGCGGCGTAAGGTACCGTCTGCGCTCAGATCATGAGGCGACGGTTGGCCATCGCATCAACCAGGTCAAGCTCGACATGGAGGCCATCGATTACGTTAGGCTAGGGGCTACGCGCATGTTGCTTGCGAAGGCGATCCCAACCTTGTTGAAGGAGGCAATAGCCGTGGATAGCAATGCTCATGATCAAATGCGCTGGTGGGGGCCACGGTGGGCTGTGGCCGTCGCGGGACACTTCGACGTCGACATCGGGCACCGCAGGAAGGTCATCGAGATGCTCCGCGACGACGAACCCTTGCGCACGGCTATGCTGCTGTACCGGGAGCTCTCGGGGTATAGCTGTCGGGATTTCTTGGTGGTGAATGGCCTCATGCCTGAGCTGCCCGCGGGCGCGGTCTTCCCCAACCACATAGGTGATCGAACATGACAAAAGCCGATGAGCTGCGTGAGATCTTAGAAGGCGTCGTGCACTTGCAGGCTTATTGGCCGGTAACGGGACCGACGTTCAAAGCGCGGTGCGTGCGCGAGGTACCCACCGATCTACTGGCAATAGCTAAGCCCTTGTCCACCGAGATACTTTGCCCCCTGTGCAGGGAGCACATAAAGCTATGACCTCCCCGTGGCTGCTGCGCATAGGCAGGCTGGCCCTGGCCCGACATCGCTTCGAGGCCCTCGGGGGTTGGCGTCGCTTGTGGTGGCGGTTCTGGTGGGACGTCAGCGCCAAGCCGCTACCCCCGCTCGTGGTCACGCGCCTCACGACACGCGAGCTGCTCAGGCCTCCGCAGGTGCTTCACTGGCGCCCCATCAACCACATGTTCCAGGCCCACTACTGCGGGGCCAACGAGCGCGCCCCTTGGACCTACCTATTCGAGACGGTGACGTGCCCCGACTGCCTGGCTGCGGCCGAGCCTCTGGTGATAAAGCACCTGACGACGTTCCGCTGAGGTAAACCCGAGGGGGCGCCCTAAATACCAGGCATGAGCAAATCAGCCATGGTCGCCTTGTTCGAGTCCGCCCTTCAGCACAACATCCCCGATATGCCCCCAGATGCCGTCGAGGAGGTCGTGCGCGATTACCTTGGGTTCCTCGACCAGTGCATGCATCTTATAAGCACCGTCGAGCCCTCGGTGGGACGTGTGGCGGCGATGCTCACCCTGAGCGACACGCTTACGACGGGGATCCAATCCCATCATGCGCAGGTCGTCGTCACCATCGTCGAAGCGATGAAGCAGTTCAGGGCCGCCATGAAGGCCGAGCAAGCTGCGATTGCCGCCGCCACGCCCGCCGATGAGATCGCGTGATGCCTTATTCATACCAGACCGAGCGTTCTCGAGTGCTCGACGACAACGGCCAGCGCGACGTTATTAAAGTTCTCAAAGCCACGTACAAAGCCTCGCGTATTGCGGGGGCCTTTAACGGGTACCACGTCGTCTCTAACACCGTTGGGTCGGGAGACCGCTTTTATTTCATGGCCTTGCTCGACAGGCTAGTGGAGCTGAAGGAGATCCGCGAAGTGTCTGGGAACAACGTCTGCGGGCAAGATAGGATCTTTGTCGTCGCGGGGGCGGGGTTCTGATGGCCGGGTGGGACGTCCTCGACGACATTGAATACGAAGGCCAATCGCTGGCAGATCTCGACCGGGACCTAGTCGAGTTCAAGGACTGCGAGGTGAAGCACGAGACCGAGAAGGCCCTCATCGTCGCCTTCCCCCTAGGCGTTACCCGGCCCGTCCCCAAGAGCCAGATCGTCCCCGGAGGCATCCACCTCAAGGGCGAACGCGGAACCCTTATGGTTACACGCTGGCTGGGGCGGAAGATTCAGGCCGACTTCACAGACCCACAGGCTGCCACTGAGGATGAGGTGGCGGAGTTCGACGACGTCATCTGCATGAGCGAGACCGCAGCCAGCGTGCTCGTACAGTTGTCCTGCGGCACCGAGTACAGGTTGCCTAAGAGCCAGCTCAAGGGCGGAGACATTCAGCACGACGGCGACGCGGGCACGCTGCGAGTTGCCGGTTGGCTTGCAAAACAGAAGGGCATGGTGTGACGATGAACATGCGAGATGCTGTATTGGCGGCGCACAATATACCAAGAGCGGCGAGAGTCGAGCTGACGAGGGACGAGGCGCTGTGCATAACGATCCTGTACAAGGCGCTGCGAGAGGCACCAATCCGAAATACCATGGAGGGCGTGCTATTTCCGGTTATTGAAAAGCTGCATGTCGCCTTCGGTCTAGGTCCGATTCAATGAGTGCGACGTTCCTGTACTACTGCGAGGACCACCGCGAACAGACCAAGCAGGGCCCACGTCCCAGTTCGAAGGCCGTGGTCTACCCTGCGTGTCCCTTGTGCTTTCGCCTGATGTTCTACGTCCCGAACGGGGGTCAAGAACTACCACCCGAGGAACCAAAGTGAGCGAGCGCAGGGAGAACTTGTTATTCGAAACGATTAGGGCTCTTAAGGAGTACGGAAAAACTCCAGAGGACATCGAGTTTTTCCAGGCCGTTGGCGGCGCCCTGGAGCTTAAAACGTGTGATTGGGCGGGCTTCGTTGCCTACGCCGAGACCCACTTTGCTTCGTATTACCCTGGGCATGGTTCTCAAGAGGTCCCTGCAGCGCTTGTGATTGTCGGCAGTAATTGGTGGCTCGAACGGAGTGAGTACGACGGCGCCGAGTGGTGGTCGTTCAAGCAAAAACCGGAACCGCATAGGAAGGTGAGGAAGGTGAGAACATGAGCGGCCCACGTATCACAAGTGGTGTGAAGTCCAAGCAGGACTATCGCACCCCTGACAACCTCATGGCTGCCGTCACCGCGCGGTACGGCCCCATCAGCTTCGACCTCGCTGCGCATGCAGGGAACACGCAGTCGTCGCGGTATTTCGCGCCCAAGGAGTTCACCGAGACGCTGGTATCCGGGGAATGCACGACCGCCGAGATTGTGACCATAGGCGAGGCCCTCGTCACTAAGGGGGCATCGAATGCCGATGCGTCGTCCTTCGTCATGCGTGCCATCGAGGACAACACCAAGAACCACCGCCTAGGGCGCGAGGTCAAGATCGAATACACGATCCAAAACTCCGACCCCAAGGCCGAGGGCTTCGATGCCTTCGCGTGGCCCTGGCACAAGATAGGGGGTCTGCTGTGGCTGAACTGCGAGTTCAACGACACCCCTACTTGGGCCAAGCGTTGCGCGGAGGAGGCCGAGCAGGGGGCCGAGATCCTCTTGCTCACTCCTTCATCGACGGGGTCCAACTGGGCACGCGACCTCGTGTTCCCTAAAGCGGGGGTCGACTTCCTGAATGGACGTTTGTGCTTCAGCGACGAGCCATTCCCCAAAGACTGCATGCTGTCGCACTTCACCTCGAAGGGGCTTAAGCAGGTTTCGATCTGGGACTGGAAGCGGAACATCGTTCACAACGTTTGGGACATGAGCTTTTCGCGGCGATGAGTTATGCGTTGTAGACTGACGCGACCATGACCATCGCAGGAATCATAGCCATGATGCTGACGGCGTCGCCGCGAGCACCCATAGCAAGGGTGCGCGTGCTGGCGCCCATCATCCTCACCGAGGCCACGCGCATAGGGGTACCCGCCGACCTGGCCATCATGGTGGCGGCCCATGAAAGCGCCTATCGACAGGACGTCGTCGGCAAGCGCGGGGAGCTTGGCGTGATGCAGGTGGCCCCCAGCGGGCGAGCCATCGAGTATTGCCGGGCCGAGCGAGGGGGTCTGCGCAACCTGCGCCTCAATGTGCGGTGCGGGATGCGCCTCTTGAAGAGGGCACTCGACGTGTGCGAGGGGGTCGAGTTGCATGCCCTGACCCAATACAACGGGGGTCGATGCAGGCCGAGCCCCTATGCGCGGCGGGTGCTCGCTCATCGAAGGTCGAACACTTGAGCAACGAACGCGACAAGTTCCACGTCCCCGGGTGTAAGCCCCCGTGCGGGTTCGCCGACGTGGGGAACAACCACCGTTATCGTCGGTACTGTGATGCGGGGGCCGTAGGGGAAATTGAGCTTCATCCCGTGGGGAGGGGGTACCCCGCAATCCCGGGGTACTGGATTGCGGCTTGTTGGATCCGGGTGATTGACCTGCGGAGTAAACTTGAGAACGCCCCCTAAATACACTTCAGGAGGGCACACAGCATGAACGCTTCAAAAGGTCCGTCGGGTTGGCGTAGGGTTCGAGGCCTGCTTGGCGCTACGTTGGGGCTACGGCTCTTGACGGGGTGCGCTGGGGATAACGCGGAGTTCGAGACCGCCCCCCTGATAGACGCGGGGGTCCAGGCCGCCCCGTTCGCAATAGGAACGCCTCAGAGCCCCGTTCCCCAGGATTCTGGGGTACCGGGTCCCCAAGTCCCCGAGCGGGCCCCAGACGCGAGCCCGGCCCCTCCCCCGGCCCCTCCCAAGCCCCCGGCGGATTCCGGGACCCAGGCGGTGCCTGTGGCCACCGTGATGTTCTTGATCGGGGGGAATTACATGCTGAGCGGCGTTGAGACCGAGGTGGCTTGGGCTCCGCGAACGGGGAGCGCCATACCGACCGACGTCATCATCCGCTGGCGTGCGGAGAGCTCGGTGACGTTGCCGTTGATCCGAATCTTGTGGGGGGCGCAAGTCATGGCTTGCTCCTCGGGCAACGTGACCTCTGCCTGGCAGATGTGCAGGCACACGGTTCCCAACCCCAAAGAGCAGCAGCTCTACCGGATAGAAGTTTCCGAGGCCGTGACCCGTTCCCCCAACGTTATCAGAAACTACGCCCTGCCGGGATGGAAGTGATGAGCGACCCCGTTCATCACCCCCGACATTACACGGGCCACATCAGTGGCGTCGAGTGCATTGATGTCGTCGAGGGGTTTCAGTTCAACCTCGCCAACGTCATCAAGTACGTCTGGCGCCACGGCAGCAAGGGCACCAGCCGTCAGGACATCGAGAAGGCGCTCTGGTACCTGCGTCGCGAGATGAGCAACCGGAAGCTGCCCCCGAGTGAGCTAGACGAGCGGGCCACCAACGCCATCGAGCAGCTTCAGCTAAAGTCCCCCGACGACGACATGACCACCGCGGTGGTTATCGCGGCCGAGCAGGACGACCTCGAATCCATTGAACAGATCTTACTTGCTACCCTAGAGGGACTTTGATGAAGGACGACGCCGAACGATCGCGCCGCGAGAAGCTCCGCAGCTTTCTCAGCGCCTTGCCCGACTACCTGAACGTGGCCACCGAGGGGGCGCCCGTGAAGCACATGACGATCACGTTCTGCAGCGAGCACGGCTTCTCGGTGGTCTATGACGCCCGCGAGGTCCCCTTCGAGATGCGCGTGTTGATGGCTGCCACCATCGGCATCCCCGCCACGGACGACAAGCCGTCTTAGGTTCGTGGTAGGCTTTCGGGATGAACAACATCATCCGTCGGATCCTTGCCGTTCTTCTTGGACTCAGTGCGGTGGCGGGCTGTCCCCAGCCGATGCCTGGCCCCGGACACCCCGGCATCATCGACTGCTCGACCCAGGCCGTACGCGACTTTGGGATCCCCCTCATTCCCAAGATCAATGATTGCCTCGTGGGGGTGGGCGGCTGGACTGGCTGCCTCATCGGCCTCATCAACCCCGCCGTCGGCATCACCGAGGACGTGATCGCGTGTGTTGTTAAGTCCTCGGGTAAGCAGTTCGGCGAGGCTGCCGATGCCAACAAGGCCGACACCGTCAGCAGCGCGGCGGCCTCCCACGCGAAGATGTTCCTGTCCGAGAAGGGCTACACGTTCAAGTGACCGACCAACCCATCACGCACATCGCCGTTTATAACCACTCGACCGTCGCCAAAGACGATGAGGTGGCGTGGTGGGTTGCGGCCGTTGCCAAGCAGCTCCGCGAGCATGTGGCCCCGCTTTGGGGCGTTACCCCCGGCATGGCCTTCTATGGCCACGCCGAGCGTATCCCTGCGGACCAGGCCGCCATCCTGGGCATCGTCGACGACGACGGCAACGCCGACAGCGCGGGCTATCATTCGCAGCTCGGGTCGCGGGTTTTCGGTCTCGTGGACATGAGCCAGTCGAAGCACCCGAGCGTGACCCTGTCGCATGAGGCCCTTGAGATGTTCGGCAACCCCAGGCTCGACCGCAAGGTCGACGGGCCCAAGGGACGCACGTACTACGTCGAACTTGGTGACCCGGTTCAGCGAGACGAATACGGCATTGAGGTCGAGCTGCTCGGGCAGACCCGCATCATCCCCGTGAGTGACTTCGTGCTGCCTAAGTGGTTCGGCCTCCCCATCTTGAAGCCCCACGACGGCCGCACGACGTACCTGGACACGCACGAGCTGGAGCCCTTCGAGATCGCCCAAGGCGGCTATCAGATTGCCGAGGCCCCCGACGGTGAGGTCCTGTTCCTAAGCCGTGGCGAGGCCCGCATGAGCCAGGCCAGCGGTAGTCGTACCCGACGCATCCTGTGGCCCAAGCCCTCCAAAGTCTGATAGCCTGCTCGCTGTGAGAATCGCAAGGGACTTCTCCTACCTACGAGGGGCGCTGACGGGAATCAGTGACCGCATGCTCGACCAGCACTTGTCCCTTTACGGACGTGCGGTCGACCGTCTGAACGCCATTCAGACTTCCTACCCCCTGACGGCCGAACCCGCCAGGGGGCCCGCAACCAGCACCCTGCTGGCGTTCCCCGTCAGGCACCTGGAGCTTTCGATCGCCCCCGCGGTGGGGCCGCTGAAAGACGCCCTGGCCCTGGTACAGCTCGAGTTCACGTACAAGACCCCTGCCCCTGCGTTCTGGCCCACCTGGTACCTGGGGACGGAAGACTTCTGGACCTCGGACAAGAGCGTCAGAATCAACGTCCCCTGGTTCCTGGCCACGGCCGAACTGTGGCGCCTGGCCTCGCGGACCCAGGAGTTCGCCTATGCCTTTGACCAGGTGCTGCGCTGCCTTCGTCATGAGCTGGGTCACGCGGTGTTCTTCGGGTACGAATTGGGCGCGAACCCGCTGTGGTTGGCGGCGTTCGGAGATCCGACGATCCCATACCCCCAGCGCGACGACACCCTAGAGCCCAACACCAGCAGCCGGGGCTTCGTCGAATACCTGACCTATGCCCCCGCTCACTACGCCCAGAAGCACCCCGAGGAGGCCTGGGCCGAGGCCTTCGGGAGGTGGCTCGATAGCGGGGCCCCTGACTGGCGTGCCGAGTATGCGGCGTGGCCCGAGGCCCTGGCCAAGCTCGAAGCGGTCGACATCATCATGCAGTCCCTCGGGGGCAAGGCCGCCACGAACATTTATCAAGGCAGGCCCGACCCGTACACGACGCTGCGGGGGACCGTGGCCGATCGGCTCGGGATGCCCCGCGCGGTGCAACCTTTTTCAGGCATGGGGTGGGCCGAGCACGGCGAGCTCCTGCGGTCTGAGCCCAGCGCCTACAATGCCGTGACCCTGCACGAGTTCTACTTCGAGCAGTTCACGTCGGTGCCCGGCCACCCCTTGCCTGTATTTCTTCAAGCGGTCGAGAGGTCCTGGGGGTCTTGGGAGAACTTCACGCGGGACCTAAGGGCGGCCTGCGGTTCGACCGATGGGTGGGTGCTGGTGGTTTGGGATCTTGTCGAACGGCGCCCTCGGGTGAACCTCGTCGAGAAGCATGCCGACGGCGTCATGGCGGGGTGCCCAGTGTTGCTGGCCATCGACTGCTGGGAGCACGCCTACGCCGCGGACTATGGCACTCGCAAAGACCTGTACCTTGCGGCGGTGTTCCGAGGAATGAACTGGGTTGTCGTCGAGTCACGCCTCGTGCGTATAGGGGCCGCGGTTCACGTGCATGCAGAGCCTGTGCGCTCTGTCGTCGAGACCACCACACCTGGCGACGTGCCTAGCGTGACAATGCCGGGGGTCGCACGCATGGCAGGGCGTGAGAACCTCGTGCTGGTCGAGCGCGAGCGCAAGATAGGGGACAAGTCCCATCAGTGGCACTACTGGGTGAGTGAGGAGGATGTGAAGGACTCCGACCACGTCATCGACAAAGGAATCGCGAAGCTAGAGTTCGTGGCCCCCGTAAAGGCCGAGCCCCTTAAGGAAGGGGAGAAGGGGGTGTCCGTTACCCAACGGTTACACTTCCCTGACGGCTCTCAGGCCTACTACAAGCCTGCCACGGGGGAGCCGCGTATGCGTCCTGACGTGACCCCGGGTACCAGCTACAAGCGGGAGGTCGCTGCCTACGCCCTTTCCCAAGTCCTCGGCCTCGGGCACATGGTGCCCCCGACCGTGGTGCGCGAGGACCTCCCCGAAGGCATTGGCTCGGTCCAGGCGGCCCACCAGCCGAAGGGATTACCGAAGGAATTAACGGCGGCCCTACAGGAACGCTACAACGCCAACGCGGCTAAATTCGGTGTGAAGCCCGCGGACGTGGAGAAGACCTTGACCGCGAACGCCCACGCGAGAGCCCAGGAGGGAATCCAAGACGACCCCGTCGGGTTCCAAAAGATGCGCGCCTTCGATCTCATTATCGGCAACACCGATCGGCACAGCCGGAACTGGATGCCCAGTTACGAGGGTAAGACCCGCACGCCCCTGCTCATAGACCACGGGTTGGCGTTCCCCACCTCCATCGTCCCCTCCCATATGGCGAAGTTGCCCCGTGTGGACCGCCACGTCGAGGGCCCGCTACACCCGGAGGTATCCAAGATGATCGAGCATGCGGACACCCACCAGATTGCCAGTACCCTCAAGGCTCACGGCCTGGAGCCCGAAGCGATCCACGGGGTCATCGTTCGTCTGGAGGCCCTTAAGGCCAACCCCCGCATGGTCGAGTTTCACGGCGAAGAGGGCAGCTTCAAGTTCTCTCACGAGTCCCCCGAGCTGGACTTGGGCAAGGACACGCAGCGCACGGTGCAAGCCGTGATGGCAGAAGTGGCGCCAAGCTGGAGCCCGCGCCCTAAAGACATTCCATACTCAAAACTTGTTCCCTGGAGCGGGTCAGATTCTGAAGAAGGGACGGTAAGAACTAAATGACCTACAACGTGATGACCGTTGGCGAGTCCCCCGAGTGCCTGGCTTCCTTCGAGCTGCTGAAGGACGGAACGGTCGAAGCGACCTACAATGACCCTGAGTTCTCCGCTGACATGGATGACGGGATTTACAGCATGGCTGCAGGAGGTGTCGTGGCTCCCAAAGACGGGAAGCCCTTCATCGATGCGTTGCTCCTGCAGTTCCGGGCATCGGTCACGACAGTTGTTACACTGACGGAATGAACCACACGCACCGGCTGCCTGCCCTGGCTCCTTGGGAGCATTGGCCCGCCGACCGCCTTCGCAGGGAGCAGCAGGAGAACCCCCGCAGCTTTGCCCGTGGGTTCCAGATGCGCGCCTTCACGGACGAGGAGCGGCTGTTCCCGAGCTTCAAGAACTGCTACAGCCACGGCGTGGCCCTGGGGAATATCCAGCGCAGCGGCTGGCCCACGTTCATGGGTGTCGACTTGGCAGGGGCCACGCGGGCCGGTAACGTCATCTTTGCCGCGTCTATCGACCCCACGACCCAGCGCCGCTACCCTCTGGAGATCCGAAGGGGTGCCTGGACCAGCCCCGAGACCGCCCGGAACCTGGCCCAGATGCACGCCAGCTACCCGAACGTGCGGCACATCATGGTCGAGAACAACGGATACCAGCAGTCCATCATCGACTGGATTCGGAACGTCGGCGGCGTCGATGCCTCGTTCTGGTACAAGATCGAAAGCTTCACCACCGGGGCCAACAAGCACAAGGTCGACGTCGGCCTGCCCAGCCTAGAAGTCGAGTTCGCCAACAAGGCCTGGGTCATCCCCGCCGACGAGTTCGAGGGCCACCCCCCGACCTGTCAGTGCGGCTGGTGCGTCTGGACCACCGAGGTCAACAACTACCCCATGAGCGGGCAGGCCGACACCGTCATGGCAATGTGGTTCTGCCGCGAGGCGATGTCCCGTTGGGGCGGGGCTGCTCAGGCGAGCAACACGGGACCGTCCTTCGCCAACATCAATGTACGTTGACAGGCCCCCGGTAGACATGTCACTTTCGGGACGTGAGGTTACTTCGGGTCATGCGTGCGTTCTTCCGCGTCTCGCGGGATGAGCTTGCGCTGCGCTCGGGCATCAGCACCCGTGAGCTGACGAGAATAGAGGCGGGTCAAGTCACCCCCACGGCCCACACGCTTCAAGAGATCGATCGCGGGCTGGCCTCGATACTTGAGGCGCGCGTTCAAGCATCTCTTCAAAAGAGATCGGAGTCTTAGATGTCATCCATTCGCATTGAGTACACACCGCTGACGGCGATCTTGAAGGCTCCCAGGAACCCGAAGACACACAGGATCGACAAGCTTGACGAGAGCATTGGGCGATTCGGCTTCGTGCAGCCCTTGACCCTGAATGAGGCCACCGGGCGTCTTGTGGCAGGGCACGGGCGCCTGGAGACGCTGGCGAAGATGAAGGCCGACGGCAAGGCAGCTCCCGACAGAATAACTGTCGCCCCCGACGGCGAATGGCTTGTACCTGTAACTCGGGGCGTGTCTTTCGCCTCTGATGCAGAGGCCGAGGCGTTCCTCATTGCCGACAACCGAATCTCCGAGATCGGCGGCTGGGACGACAAGATGCTCTCCGAAATGCTGAAGGACCTGTCGACTGTGGCCGACGGGTTTGTAGGGCTGGGTTACATGCCAGAGGACCTGACCACAATGTTGAAGGGGCTTGGTGATGTTTCCGCACCCCCTGTGGGGGCTGACGAAGTACCAGATAATGTGACGCCAAGGTCTCAGGTAGGCGACCTGTGGGTTCTGGGCAAGCATCGAATCCTGTGTGGTGATTCGACGAACCATGCTGATGTTACGCGGCTTATGGGTGGGAAGACTGCGTTGCTGATGGCCACCGATCCACCCTATGGTGTGGCGTACACAGACACCGTGCGGTCCGATCTTAAAGGGACGGAAGGTAAATGGGATTTGATCGCGGGTGACGGGCGTGACGTGGTTGAGCTTGACCGGATGCTCGCGGGGTTCCTGACGACGGCATTGGCCTATGCCCTGGCTCAAAAGGCGGCCATCTACATTTGGCATTCATCTGCTCAGGCTCCCGTGTTCATTAAGGCGTGTCTGGATGTCGGGATGTTGATCCACAACCAGATTATCTGGGCGAAGCCCTCGATCATCTTTGGAGCCTCGGACTACCATTGGCAGCACGAGCCCTGCCTTTATGGTTGGATCAAGGGGGAGCGCCCGCCGTTTTACGGGGAGCGAAACCAGGGAACAGTCTGGAATATCACGCACGAGGTTTCGAACGGGCAGCGTGTGCACCCAACGCAAAAGCCCGTCGAGGTGTTCACGCGGGCGATGGTCAACCACACCCGCCTGGGTGATATTTGCTACGAACCCTTCTCTGGGTCTGGGTCGCAGATCATCGCTGCTGAAAAGCTGGATCGTCGTTGCTTTGCGATGGAGTTAAATCCCACCTATGTTGACGCGGCCCTTGCTCGTTGGGAAGCGTTCACCGGCCAGGTCGCTGTAAAGGAATCACCATGACAACCAAAGAAACCCCGACCAACTTCCCCGAGCACAGTGAGATGTTCGACGTCGTTCTCATCAAGGCCGACGTCAATGACTTGGCCGCCAAGCCCGGGGACTTCAAGCGCGTGACCGTGGAGGCCTCCGACCCATCGGCCGCCCAGTACCACGCCGACGTGAGGGCCCTTACGGGGTACCGCGTGATGTTCGCCGTTCCCCCTGGCGTTTCAACCGAGCCCGAGATCATGGCCCGCCGTCGCGAGATGGAAGGCCCCACCGTCGACAGGAGCAAGATCTGATGGGCGACAACGAATACGTGTACGACTTCGGTTGGGCTCTGAACCAACTCAAGCTCGGTCGTCAGGTTTCCCGCAAGGGGTGGAACGGGAAAAATATGTGGCTGGCCTACCAGGCGGGCTATCCCGGGGGGATCCCCATCAACGCGAACACCGCGAAGGCGACAAGCATGCCCGAGGGCACCGTCTGCAAGTTCCTCCCGTACCTCATCATGCGAACGGTAGACGGATCCTTCGTCCCTTGGTTGGCCAGCCAGACCGACATGCTGGCCGACGACTGGGGTTGGGCCTAAGTCATGCCCGAGCCCTCGAAGGTTTTCGACGCCGCCGAGTTCGCCCGCACCATCGAGCGCGTAAGGCAGGGCCAAGACCTCACGGCCCCGCAGCCGATCTTCGACCCCAAGCAGCACCAGGACGCCGTGGCCGAGGCCGTGCGAGGGCGTAAGATTGCCGACTACCGCCAGGCCCTCGGCAACGGGGGCTTCACGTACTGGCCCCCGAATGCGTTGCCTACCTTGCAAGACGGCCGCAAGCAGACCCGTGGCCTTTGGCGGAACAACTACCTGCGCAAGGCCTTCACGACCGAAGACGTGCTGGCCTGGTTCGAGACCCCGGAGGACCTTTGGAAATGGATCCAAAAACAGAAAGCCAAGCACGCCCGCCGGTCACGGTGAGCTTCGCCTACCCAACGACGACCCCCGACGGTGCTTTGAAGGGTCCCTCAGACAGGCCCATCTATCCTGCGGTGCGGCTGTCTTGGTATGACCGTTGTCTGGCTTGGTTGCTGCTGCGCATGTCGCGGGCTCTCACCCGCACGCCCGGGGATGGTACTGTTTAGGCCATGAGCACTCTCGTCGGCGGGGCAGCCCCCACAACGCCCATCAAGCGGAACTTCCAACTCGTCGAGGTGCTGCAGTCGAACGCCGTCCTTGGGGAGACGAGGCGCTTCAAGCAAATCGAACGCTACCAGGCGTTCTATGACACGACCCAGTACAACCACCTGAAGCTCGACTGGTGGGGGATGAATGCGGACAACCTCGAAACGGTGTCCCCTGAGATCTTAGTACCCAACGGGTTTACCCAGCCCGCCATGTCCATGAGCGTGCGTGGCAAACGTCCCACCGCCCCGTACCACCTGTGCAAGGCCGTCGTCGATAGGTTCACGGGCCTCCTGTTCGGGGAGACGCGCAAGCCCAAGCTCACGGTCGAGGGTGACCCCGACACCGAGCAGTTCTTGCTTGCCGCTATGGAGCAGATGCGCTTCACCGCCAAGATGCGCGAGGCCCGCACCATCGGCGGGTCCTGCGGCTCCGTCCTGGTCACGGCCCACGTTCGCGAAGGGAAATTCAGCCTTGAGGTCCATAACCCCAAGCACCTTCAGATCATGTGGAAGGACCGCCGCACCTTCACGCCCGCCGCGGTGCTGAAGTCATATCGGTACCCCGTCGAGGTCGACCACTACGATAAGCAGGGCAACGTCGACGGCACCGAGATCGTGGACTTCCTCTACCGCCGCATCATCACCTCCGAGCACGACATCGTCTACAAGCCCGTGCAGCTCACAGACGATGCCTCGTTCGAGTGGGAGGTCGAAGACCAAGTCGAACACAACCTCGGGTTCTTTCCCGGGGTTTGGATTCAGAACCTCCCCGTCACCGAGAGCGAAGACGGTCACCCGGACTGCCACGGGTCCTGGCAGAACTTCGACACGATGGACCGCATCATCAGTCAGATCAACCAGGCCATCCTGGCGAACCTGGACCCCACGCTGGTGCTGGGCGTGGATCCCAAGGTCATGGCCTCCCAAGGCGGCAGCGTGCGCACCGGTAGCGCGGGCGCCCTTAACGTAGGCCCCGGTGGCACCGCCAACTTTCTCGAGATCACGGGCTCTGGCGTCAAGGCCGGGCAGGAGTTTTTCGACCGGTTGAAGCAGAACACCCTCGACGTCGTTCGGTGCGTGATGGTCGACCCCCAAACCATCTCGGGGGCCGCCCAGTCGGCCAAGGCCATCGAATACATCTATGCACCCATGCTCGAGAAGTCCGACGACCTGCGAGCCCAATACGGCGACCTCGGCATGATTCCGTTGCTGCTCATCGTCGAGAAGATGGCCCGTCATCTCCTAGGCCAAGAGTTTCCCCTGGAACCCGACGCAGCGACGGGGGCCCCCCGCGTCCTGAAGAACGCCTTCAAGCTCCCGCCTCGCAAGCTCCCCGACGGTACCATGGGCCAGCAGACCCTCGGGCCCGGTGGGTATCTGGCGCTTCAATGGGGGCCGTACTTCCAGCCCACCGTCGACGACGACCAGAAGGTAATCGGCAACATCGTCGCGGCCAAGGCCGGGGGCCTCATCGACCAGGAGACCGCCGTTAAGAGCGCGGCCCCCGTGTTCGACGTGCGCGACGTCGCCGGGATGGAAGCCAGGATCGCCGAGCAGCAGAAGGCCGAGATGGACAGCATGACCGGGGGCGGCTTCGGGGGCATGGACGCACCGCTGTGATGTCCACGCTCGCCATAGACTTCGACGGCACCATCGCCTCGAACGGCGTGCCCAAGCCCGCCGCGGTCGCCGCCATCAAGGCCCTCCACACGGCCGGGTGTCGGCTGATCCTGTGGTCATGTCGATGCAACCCCTGCGACGACTCGCCCCAGCTCCTCGACGAGGAACAGCGGTTCTGGTCCTACGGGGCCGTCCCCGCGCGGGTCGAAACCCAGTGGGCCTGGTTCAACGAGATGCGCACGGCCCTGAAAGCCGCGCAGTTGTGGAGCCTCTTTGATGTCGTTTGGCAGGCCCCCGGGAAGCCCGTGGCCGACGTCTACGTGGACAACCTGGCCGAACCCCCAGACTGGCAAGCGCTCGTCACCACCATCACCGGAGGAACCCTCAATGGACTTTAAAGACTGGGCTTCACGTCACACCGGGCGCGGCCCCTCGAAGGCCCCCGCTCCCCAGCCGCGCGCCGCGGTTCAGGCCCCACCAGTTAATTCCCCGGGCGAGCTCCCGCCGCCGCCCCCCGGGTACGGGTACGTCCCGAACCCCCAGTATGGGTTTGTCCTAGTTCCCCTGGGGCAAGGACAGGCTCAGGTCGCCGCACCCGCCGCGTATCCTCAGCCCATGCGTCGAGTGGCCGCAGCTCCTAAGGAGTTCACTTCCTGCGAACTGGTGAAGCCTGGGAACGTCGACACCTATGCGGCCATGCTGGCGAACGTCCCCGAGCTGGTGGCGGACAGCGGCTACGACTCGATGAATGGGCAACCCAGCCCCGAGACGCTCGAGGCGCTTCGCGGTGATGCTTTGTTCTCACAGTCGATGAACCAGCCTTCTCCAAGGGCCTTCACGTCGGCCGCGCATCGTCCGGCGGTTAAGATTGCCCCTTTAGCCGGGAGCTAACCCATGCCGCGCGTACTTCCTCCCTGGGCAGCCAGGCACCTCAAGAACACGGCCTTTCGCCTGGCCGAGAAGCTCGACACCGTCGGGCAGATTCAAGCCGAGGCCAAGGCCGCAGGGGCCACCCTCAAGAACAACGGCAAGGGAGGTCTCGACCCTAAGCTGGCCCTCGCCGTGTTCCAGCGGGACAAGTGGACCTGTCAGATCCCCGGCTGCAAGGCCCCGAAGGAAAACCTCGACCTCGACCACATCGCCGGACACAAGAAAGAGATTGCCGAAGATCCCGAGGCCGACAAGTGGCTCAAGGCCCAGGCCAAGAAGCCCAAAGGCGATGACCTCGACAGCCTTCACGTCTTGTGTGCACGCCACCATGACCTCTGCCATGCGCGAGAAGACGCCCTGGATGCCGATAAATCTCCCCCGCCGATGACCAAATGATCTACACGGCTTGCGTATCTTGCGGCGGGAAGGTCGCGCAGAAGAGAGGGCCCTCGCACGTCTATCGGTATTGCTCTCCGTCTTGTTGCCACGCGGGGAAGCGCGGGGGGGCTTTAAAGCCTGTTGTTTATGCGGCGTGCTCTGAATGCGCTGCGGAGTTTCGGGTGTTTCCCAGTCGATTAGGAGTCACAAAATACTGCTCCCCCGCGTGCTCTAAAGCGGGTGCCTCGAAGGCGTATTCGGAAAGCGCCAAAAGCCAGTGGGCAGTACCAGGGGCGCGAGATGCTCAAAGGACAAGATCGCAGCGCTCGTGGAAGAACCCGGAGCACCGCGACAGGCACCTGGCGAGCGTGCGCACGCCCGAGTACCAAAAGCTTAGGTCGGCGGTGGCGCGCCGAATTTGGTCGGATGAGGCGCGCCGAGACCGCATGCGTCAGTTCGTTCGCGGTCCGGTGTTTAAGGAGGCGATGAAAAAGCGGGGGGCCGTGCGGCCGATCGTTTGGGTAAAATACGGTGGCGTGAAAATGCGCTCGACGTGGGAAGTGGCGTTTGCCGAAAGACTGGATGTGCTCGGGTGCGCCTGGAAATACGAGCCGCAGCAATTCGATCTCGGCGACGGCAGATTGTACACGCCTGATTTCTGGGTGCGCAGCCCGTTGGGCGAGGCGTATGTAGAAGTTCATCGTTTTGAAAGGGTGAAACCGGGCGATGAAAAGAAGATCACGAAGATTCATTTCGCTCGCGGGGTACTTCCCCTCCCCCTGGTGTTGATTGGCGATAGCGACATCGCGCGCATAAAGCGTGAGAACGCCATCGAAGACGGAAAGAAGCCGCCAGAGCTGAAACCGTGACCGCACTCGACAAGGTCCTGAAGCTGCAGCGTGCCCAGATCAAGGGCATCATTGAGCTTAGGGGGATCCGAAAGATGGCCCCCATGTACGAGGAGGTGCGCGCCGAGATGGAGGCCAAGCTGCGTGCCCTCGTCAAGCGGGGCATGGGCGAGTCCTTCAGCGCCTATCACGCCCGCCTTGTCATGCTCCAGCTCAAAGCAGGCATCCAGCAGTTCGGGAATAAGCTCGTCGGGCACCTCGATTCCACCGGGGCACAGGCCAGTGCTCTGGGTGCGCATCACACGGTTTATTCGGTAAAAGCCCTGGAAAAGCAGTTCGTCGGACACGCACCCGTGTTACAGGTCGAGCAGGCTGCAGTCCTTCGCGGCGTCTATAAAGACGTTCACCCCGCGCTGCTGAATCGATATAAAAAGTCCGAGGCCTACTACACCAAGCCCGTGGTCGAGCAGGTCAAGATGCAGATGGCTAAGTCCATCATCTCGGGCGAGGGTGTCGACGAGGCCATCGACCGCGTGGTGGGTACCGACGGAGTGTTCGCTGCCCAGCGGTGGCGTGCCGAACGCATAGTTCGAACGGAGCTCAGCCACAGTTACGGGGTCACGCAGTACGCCACGATGAGGAAGGTTCAAGAAGAGATCCCCAAGCTCCAGCGCAAGCTCATCGAGACTTTCGACGACCGAACGGGCGACGACTCGAAGAGACTGCATGGGCAAGTGAGGGACATGGGAGATCCCTTCGTGTACACGCCACCCCCTGGAAAGAAGGGGTATCCGCCTTTTATGATGCCTCCGGGCAGGCCCAATGATCGTGCTGTCGTGATCCCTTGGTCCCCCTCATGGCAGAACAGCTCGGTCACAAGGCCCGATGATGATGGGCCTGGTGACGTGACTGCCGAAGTGCCGCAGGGCTTGACACTGCCCTGAATCTCAGAGCAACCTCAATCACCGTGTGGAACTCAACAGACGAGCCGTTAGCCGATTGGGCATCACGTCGTCTTGAGGACGAGGTCCATGATGGGCAGTTGCTTGCGATGTCCAAAGCCATCCCTCAGACCGAGCCGCTGGTGTCGATGGATACCGTTGTCAGTTTGCTGGGGGAGAACCCGAAGCTGGAGGCCCTGGTCGAGGGGCTCTCTGCTTTGAAGCCGGACATGGCTCAATGCAGCGATATGGTGAGCCGCTTGGGAACAATCAAAAACCCTGATAAGCTGGCGTTGTTGCTCTATCTGGTCGCGAACATCGCGGAGGAGTGAATCATCATGGCTGCATCTAAAGGTCCTCCTCAATCGCAAACCCTGGACGGGCACCCCTCCGATCCAACGAGCCCCTATGTCCCGATGAGGCAGAACACGTTCGCCTCGGACATGGAGCGCATCCAGTCCGGCGGGTTGTCGGATGACCCCACCGAGAGCGGCGCCCCTGTCGTTGACTCGACGCCTTTTAAGAACCTGACCGGAGGTCGGTAATGCCCAGCCCACGCGAGATCGCTTTGCAGAAGAACAACAAGGCCAACTTCGATGACGCCGTCGTCGAGCAGGCCGCCAAGGGCAGCACCCTCCCCGCGGCCCCCACGTACGACATCAACGTGTCGAATCCCCCGGCAGGCCCCGCGCCTGCCTCTGGTTTGAAGCGCTAACCCTTTTCCCCCTCTCACAAGCGAGACTCTCCGATGATGAATCCCGAAGACTTGAAAAACTGGGCCGCCCGCAACGCCGCTCAAGGCCCCGTCGGTGAAGACTTTGGTGCCGGTGGCGGCGGTGAGCCTGACGGTGACGAGGGTGGCGGCGAGCCCGCGCCCACGGTCACGGGCGAGGCCCTGCTGACTCTGTCGGCGGACATGGCCACGATGGCCGACCGAATCGATGCTCTGCTGAAGGCCGACACGGATACGGACGTCGACATCGGCAAGCTGGGCAAAGCGGTCGAGGACTTCCGGGCCCACGCCGAGGAGGCCAGCGCCCTGTCTGATGAGCTCATCAGCGAGGAAGAACTCGCGGCGAGTGCTGCTGACGAGTCCGGCGACGGTAACGACTGACCCTAACCCTTTCCCAACTGGAGCCTTCCCATGAGCGAACCCGAACCCAAGCTGACGACTGACGAATACGATCGCGCTCACGGCGATCCTGCCAAGACCCCCGCGGCGCCCAAGCAGTCCGAAGCGGACGCCTGGGGCACGAGCCTGAACCCGGTCCGCGAGACGCCTCTCGCTGGCAAGGGCCTCAAATCGGTCGGGGGCTGAGGTAACCCCCCGTGGCCAGCCCGTCGGTCATGCAACACACGGGGTCCATCAATGGATCTCCCGCGCAAAGTTCGATCTCGTCCCCGAGCCTGACCGAGCTGCTGAACACGTCGTTCACTGGCACTTACGGGTCCAGCAAGGGCGCACGGCCGACAATCAACGGGGCCACGGACCTAGCGCCCTTCGTGATCGCCTTAGAAACGATCACGAAGGTACGCGTGATTGTCATGCGCGTTCGCGGGGGGTCACTGGTTGTAAAGCTGACCAGCGCGGCGGGCACGGACCAGGCCTTCCCCGTATCTGAGTTGTTCATGCTCTCGACACCCTCTGCGGGCTCTGAGGTCACGAGCATCAAGTGCGTCGGTACCGCAGACCTCGAATACGTGATCGCGGGGGACGTTACTTAACGCCCACCTATTCAGTAGACTTGTAGACGTTTCAAATTTCTAGGAGGCCATCATGTCCGTTCGTCAAGTTCTCAATACCAACAACCTGAACCAGCTCGAAGACGCGCTTCATGCGCTTCCCATCGGCGAGCTCCTGACCAAGCTCATCAAGTCGATGACCGCCACCGAGGCGGGCTTGGTTCCGGCGTCCAACATCGCCACGATGGCCGCGACTCCCTCTGGGTTGTTCCAGGTCAACGTGACTGCGGGAACCGTGACGGGCGTGAAGACGCTTCGTCGTGGCGTCATCACCGGCTCTGGAGCTCAGGTCGCAGCGACCGGCGAGTGCATCTGGGACGGCGCGACCAAGATCTTGTTCTCGCCTATCGACGCCGCCACCGCTGTCAGCGTGACCTACTCGGTCGCCACTGACAAGGCCTCGGTCCTCGAAGCCAGCCTCTAAAAACTACCCCTCACTTAAGCCTCGCGCCCACCCTCCAAGACGCCCCCGCCGAGCGGTAAATATCGGTGAGTACCCAGGAGAATCCCATGCCCGATCCAACGCAAGACCCCACTCAGCCCGTAACCCCGACCGAGCCACCCGCCCCGGTGAGCACCCCTGTGCCTGCCGCCGCAAAGCCCGTGTCTGCTGCTGGGAGTCAGAAAAACAAGCCCAAGGAAATTCGAATCCCCGTCAGCGCGTTCAAGGAACGCGTTCGCCGGGACTCCAATGCCCTGGCTCGTGAAGCGCTGGGGATGACCTTGGAGGAGGCGCGAGCAAAGCTCTCTAGTGCTGCAGCGGCCACGCCCGCCGCACCGGCAGGAACCCCCGCCGCAGCGGCCGACCACGCGGCTGCCCTGCGCAAGGCCGAGCGCCAACTGGCCGAGGCCAACAAGCGGGCCCAGGACATCGAGAACAAATACAAGAAGGACACCCGCCGGTTGAAGGACGCCCAGATGGAGCAAGCCATCAAGAGCGCGGCCTTTCGAGCCGGGGTTGCCGACGACGAGCGCGCGACCCTCGCGGTGCAGCTTTTCGCGCGTGCCGTGATGGCGGACAACACGCTGACCCCTGAGACGTTCTACGGGACGTTGAAGAACACGCATCCCTATCTGTTTGGCAACGTGACCCCTGCCGCTCCCGTTGTGGTTGCGGTCCCTGCGGGCACCGCCCCCAAAGCCTCCACATTACCGGGGGAGTCTTTGCCTACTCCTACACCTACCACCCCGGGTGGCGGTACGGTTGATGTGGACAAGATGTCCCCCACGGCGTTCAATAAACACATGCAGGGGACATACGGTTACCGTCCTGGGATGTAATCTCGGGGGCGCGACGGCGGGCGGATCGTTTGCGTTACCCACTCTCTTCGTGCGATAAACAAACAACTCGTTTCCGCTGGAACAAAATAGGAGCAAGAATTTCACATGGCCAACTTCCCCGATTCGTCACTCGCGGTCACGAGCTTCAACGCAAGCGTCGTGGCGTCCATCCAGGATCGCACCCTTCAGCGCGTCTTCCGAGATGCCCTGTACCCACGGCTGCTTTTCCGCATGGAAGCCGTGGCGGAGATGTGGCCTGTGAACCTTGGCGCCAACCAGACCTTCACGCGTGCCGGGCTCATCACCCCGACCACGCGCCCCCTGCAGCCGGGCAACGACCCGGTGCCTGTCTCCTACGGCATCGAGCAGTGGGAAGCCACGGCTCAGCAGTGGGCCAGCACCATCGACACCAGCATGCCCACCAGCTACGTGACGCTTGCGTCGCAGTACCTGCGCAACATGCATCAGCTCGGCCTCCACTCGGGGCAGAGCTTGAACCGCGTCGTTCGCGACAAGCTGTTTAACTGCTACGTGGCCGGTAACACGGTCGTCAAGGCGGGCGGCGTAGGTGCGGGCACTTCGGTCCCTGTCGTGAACCTCGCGGGCTTCACTCGCAAGCTGTTCAACGGTCGCCCCACCCCGGTGTCGGTTGCGAACCCCATCGCGATCTCGATCACTGGCGGTTACGTCGGCCTGGTCACGGGCTTCACCTCGGACATCCCTGGTGACGAGATCCACGGCGGCACCCTGACGGTGACGCCTGCGGTTGGCGTTCTCGCGGGTCGCGAGTCGGTCTTGGCGGACAACCGTTCGCGCCTCGTCTATGCGGGCGGCGGCACCTCGGTCGATGCCATCTCGGCGGTCGACGCCTTCACGTTGGCCGATGTGCGTGCCTCGGTGGCGCAGCTCCGCTACGACAACGTCCCCACCCACGAGGACGGGACCTATCACTGTCACTTCGACCCGATCTCGGAGAGCCAGATCTTTGGCGACAACGAGTTCCAGCGGTTGAACCAGTCCATCCCGGATTACATCCACTACCGCCGGTTCGCGGTGGCGATGTTGCTGGGCTGCACCTTCTACCAGAACACCGAGTCTCCGACGCTGGCCACGGTCAGCGAGGATCCGACCAACGGCTTCACCACGGGCTTCGAGTTGGTGAACGCCACGGCGGTCCCCATCCATCGCCCCATCTTCACCGGCCAAGGGGCCGTCGAAGAGAAGTACCTGGACGAAAGCCGGTACATCTCCGAGGCGGGCATCCAGGGTAAGATCGGTGAGTTCTCCGTCGTCAACGGCGGGGTCCAGGTGATGACCGAGCGGATCCGCTTGATCCTCCGCGCGCCTTTGGACCGCCTGCAGCAGCAGACGAGCGCCTCTTGGTCGTTCTCGGGCGACTGGGCGATCCCAACCGACGTCACCGCGCTCTCCAGCCCCGCCGCGTTCAAGCGCGCCGTGGTTGTCGTTCACGGCAGCACGTAAGCCCTAGGGCTTCCAGCGGTAGGACCTTCGGGGTCCCAAGGGGTGCGAGCCCCCGCCGCTGGGCTCCAGACCTTTGTGTCTGGTACCCGTCACTCACTGACCAAACGGGCTTCGGCTCTACCTTGCGATTGAGTGACACCGACCATCGGAACTCGGACTCCCTACCGGCTTGGGTTAAAGCCTGGATGCTGATGACTTCGGTCTGACGCTTTGTCCCCGCAGATGATGGTCGGCTACCCTTTTAAAAATGCCTCCCAAACCCATAGCCCCCGGTCGCCCTCAGCCCCCCAAGTTCCCCGGGGCTTCCCCCGTTGCGCCTAGGGCCCCGATTCCCGTCCCCGTGCCCAAACCCCTAGAGGCGCAGGAAACTCTTCCCCTAGCGGTTCCTGTGGCGGTTCCGGCCCCAGCCCCTGTGCTGGCGCCTACGCCCATTAGGGTCGAGACGTTCTGGCTGGTCAAGGAGACCTGTCGGGTACCGAAGCGCGGGGGGATTTATTACCAGCTCCCCCGGGGCAAGGTTCTGAGTTCGTTTCACTACGACATCGACGAGATGAAGGCCCTTGGGGTGAACTTGGAGTTGGTGGGCGACAAGCACTCGCTGCCGAAGGCCATCGTAATCTCGCAGGCGTGATAGGCTGTAGGGATGGCGAACGCGGTCCTGACAGAGCAAGAGAAGGCCCGTATACGGCATCACACCGGGTATCCGCTCATTGACCCCGTGTCCAGCATCGTGCTTGGGGTGCCCGGATCTTCGCAGCCAATGTTCCTCCTGGAGCTGGCGATGAACAGGATCCCCGAGACCGCCATCGGCATCATCAGGAATTACATCGCTGTCCTCGACACCATCGAGCAGCGCCTCATCGATGCGCAGACGCGATTCTCTGCGACCAAGCTAGGCGAGATTACGCTGCGCCAAGACGAACCCGAGCGGATTGAGGCCGAGTATGCCCGCTGGGCCAAGCGCCTGGCCAATGACCTGGGCATCCCGCTGAATGCCTTTGCCGAGCGGTTCAATGCCGGGCAGGGCCCCGCCCCAATGTTCATCCCTCGCGTTCACTAACCAAAAAGCTCCAAGGAGAATCAATCATGTCCGACCAAGTAGTCCTTCTCGAACAAGTCCCCGGGTCCACTGGCAACCTCACACGCGAGACCGCGTTCAACGGTCCTGTGACCGCGCTCGTGCGGTCCAGCACGACGGCGGGACGTCCTACGGTGACGACCGTTGGGACGATGGTTTATGACACCACGCTGGGGAAGCCGATCTGGTGGACGGGCGCCGTTTGGCATGACGGTTCGGGCGCGGCCGTCTGAAAGCCTGAATGTCATCGGGGGACAACCGCACGCAGTCCGGGACGCCTTTGGCAGAGATGCCAGAGGCGACGCGTGTCGTGCAGCATATCCCCGAGGGCCCCACGCTGGCATCGTCCCTGGTGCCGGTCGTGGATACAATCCGACAGCTCTACAGCCAGTTCGGGATGCGCTCTTACTGCGTTTACCTGGTCCACGTCGCGTGGTCCGGCCAGCGCCGCGGCGAGGGCGAGCAGGTCGAACTCTCTCGTGTTGAGATACTGCCGACCCCGCAGGTGCAGGACATGGGGGCTACGGGCCTGAACCTTCCGGCCTTCGGGCTGACCGAGGGGGGAGGCATCTCGGTCGAACAGATCTCTTGCCGGTACACCGAGGATGATTTGCTGGGCAAGACGCCCGACCTTCAAGACCCTGCCTTTCCCGCCACCGGCTGGGTGAACCGGGAGTTCTTTTGGGAGGTGGTCGAGAACCGCCCCAGTGATCCCGCGCCCGTGCGCCGTCGATACGTGCCCGATGCCGTGCCGATGCTGACGCGAGACATCTTCCAGTGGAAGATCCATCTCACAAAACAGGACTACAACAACGACCGCCGCGGTGGAAGCAGCCGCCGAGGGCCGTGATGGCCAACTACACCATCGCCCTGAAAGACTTGCCCGCGTACCTGAGGGCGCGCCCCAAGCAGGTGCATGCCGCGATGACCAAGGCCATGCGCCTGTCGGCCAAGACGGACGCCCTGGTCATCATTCAGAACGAGATAAGCAACACGCAACCCGCCCCCGTCGACCGAGGCACGTACCGCAGGGGATGGCAGGCCCGAGATCTGGACAACGGCGTCGCCATATTCAACCCCACTCCTTATGCCGCCGTCATAGAGCACGGTCGACGCAAGGGAGCGAGGCAACCCCCGATCGCCCCGCTCCAAGCCTGGGTCCTGCGCAAGGGACTTACCAAGGGCATCCGAGGCAAGCAGAACCGCGAGAAGGCCGCCAAGGGGATCGCCTTCGCCATCGCACGCAAGATGGTCCTGAAAGGGAAGCCCGGGATGCACATTCTGGAGCATGCCGTTGCGCGGTGGAAACCTGTATTGCTTGCCGCAATCAAGGATGCGGTCTTAAACTCAGGGGCACCCAATGCCAATAAGCCGTGACCAGTACAGCCGCAAGGCCACGCGGGACGTGAAGTCCGCGATGGCTCAGGCGTTGGCGCGGCACCTCGAAGGGTTGGAGTTCTTCAACCCTTCGCGGTTTCAGTTCGCTGCGGTGTTCGATGAGTGGCCCTCGTACCTTGACCGCTATGTCCCACCCTCCGCTTGCGTGCTGCCCACCAGCGCCAAGTATGCCGACGCGCTTTTTACGCCCACCCTTCTCGAGGATACTTGGGAGGTCAAAGGCGAGGCGGGCTTCGGCCTGTACAAGCTGGCCGAGATGGACGTCGACATGGAGGTCAGCATCCGTTGCGCCCACGTGTCCGAGCGAGATGCGGTGATGCTGGGGGTAGAGCAGTCCTTCGTGTTCCCCGAGCTTCTGATGAGCGAGGCCTTTGGCCCCCGCTACGGCATCATGCTGCCCCTGCCCGACTACTACGGGCTGTGCGCGCGGTTTGCTCTGTCGGCCTCCCGCGTGATAGATGATGAGGACCACGCCATCAGGGAACAACGGGACGCCGTGTTCACAGTGTCGGCTCAAGCATCGGTGGTGAGGGTCGGGCCGGTGTATCCTCTCAATCTAAAGATTCAGATCATGACCGACGTCGATGTGTCCATCGACGTTGTCGCCCCCTAACAGGAGGACTCCCCGATGCCGTTTGTCACCCGAGTAACGCAGACCCCGACCCTTCCCCAGATCCTTGAACTGGAGCAGGTCATCATCGTTGACCAGACGGGTCCGAGCGTTCAGCTCGGGGTCTCCGCTGGCTCGACGTGCATGGTGGCCGAGTTCCTCAAGGGACCATTCGCCCCCACCGAGGTCTTCAGCTCGGGGGAGATCGCCGCCACCTACGGCGGGTTCTCGGACCAGCTTTCCCAAGATCGCCTCGACACCGCGAACCAGGTTCAGGACGGATCCGGGCAGTCCTTCGAGGGCAACGGCATCGCGCACCTTAAGAACCGGCAGTTCCGGCGGCTGACGCTTCAGCGAGTCCCCACCGACATGGTGGCCACGGACGGCGGGACCGCGAAGGTGTTCGTGGCGTTCGAAGTCACGGTCAACGCCGCTGAGTTGGACCCGGACAACGCCCTCATCACGGGCATCGAGATCGTGGTGCCTGCGGGTACCCGGTTCGCTGACGCGGCCATTGGGTCGGCCACCGTCATCATCTCTCTGTCCCAGGACATCGTTATCCCCAAGGGCACGTCGCTCACGGGCGCGGTGGTCCCGGTCTCGGCAGTCGTGGGTTCGACCCTCGACATGACCCAGGACGCGACGTCGGGCGTTCTCACCCGGCTCATCAACACGTCGGGCGTTGCCACGGGCGGTCCCCTCGGAGCCACGGCGTTCTTCGTCAAGGGCACCACGGCGGCCATCGCGTTCATCGACACGGTCTTGGACCCGGCGATCCCGGGCTTCCTGTCCACGATCTCTTCGTCCAACATCAGCACCGTTTCGGCGGTGGGTGCGGCCACGGCGGTCTTCGCTCCTGGCACCGCGGCCGTGAGCTTGAACGCCAAGCTCGCCAGCCTTTACCCTGCGGCCATCGCTGGGACGGCCCCTGGGCAGGAGGTCACGGACGACATCGGTGCGATCTTCGCCGCACGCAACGACTTGAGCCCCACCATTCAGGGCGCCATCCGCGGGGCCCTTTGGACCAACGCTCAGGATGCCTCTCAGGTGGGCCGTGGGCGCATCGCCATCGTGTCGGCCAACCCCTCGGTGTCCGCGTCCAGCTCCAACGCCACCACGGCCAAGACCAACGCCAAGGCCCTCCCGGCGTTGTTCAGCGGCGTGAATGCTGACCGCATCTCGGTGAACTTCCCCTACACCGCCATTTACTCGACGGAGCTGGGGCGGAACATCTTCATCAGCCCCGCAGGGTGGAAGGCTTCGCTGTTCTCCATCCTGGCCGAGGAAGTCGAGTCCGGTGTCGCCAACACGCAGCTCACGACTATTCAGCAGATGGAACCCGCCTTCGTGGCCAACCCGTTCAGCCGGGCTGACTACGTGGCGTTCAAGGCCAAGGGGCTTTCGGCCTTGCGGCGGGATCGGGCCGTGGGCTGGTTGTTCCAGTCCTCCGTGCTGGCCACGAACCCCACGACCTACCCCACGCGGGTTAAAGACAACCGTCGGCGGTTCGCTGACTTTGTGCAGGACACCTTGGCTGCCATCGCGGCCCCTTACCAGAAGGAACCCGGAACCACGGAACGGGTCGACGCCATCACGGGCGAGATTCAGTCGTTCTGTGATTCGCTCCTGTCCCCGAACAACCCGAGCCTTCAGAGGATTGAGCAGTATCTTGTCGACCCTAAGTCAGGGAACACCCCCGCGCTGACGGCGGTAGGTATCCGCACCATCATCGTCAAAGTGCGCATGCTCGGCGACATGGATGCGATCGTGTTCCAAACCCAAATCGGCCCCACGGTCGATGCTTCTCCTGCCGCCTAAGACCCCAAGGTTTAAAGAGGAAATTCAATCATGAGCGAACTTCGGATCCTTGGTAAGAGCGTCACGGTGCGGTTCACCCGCAGCGGGGTGCTTCTAAAGTCGATGACGGCGATTAAGAACTTCACGTTCACGCCGTCTCAAAAGATTCTCACCGAGGGGTACCTCGGTGAGACTGCCCAGCGACAGGACGAGATCTTCGAGGAGGTGGCGGGCAGCTTCTCCATCGTCCCCGAGAACGCCGACATGCTGGACCTCCAGCGCATGATCGTCGATCGGTCCACCCGACGGCAGGCCAACGACGAGACGGTCAACTGCACGTTCCGGGTGCAGTTCCCGAATACTCAGGTCGCACGCATCACCATCCCTGACATGAAGTTCGACCCTATTCCGTTCTCGGTATCGGGGCGTGACGCATACGTCGAGATGAGTTTTTCGTTCAAGGCAACGACCTATCTGCTGTCGACCTAGTTGACCCAGAAGGGACATGGGGGCAATCTAGCTCCCATGTCCACCATTCAGAATCCCGCGTCTCCCCAGGCTGCTGCCCAGACCATTGCGGCGGGGCGGCCTAAGTTCAAGTTCACGTTCCCGGAGTCGGTACGCCGTTGGGCTTCAGATCCCCAGTCCATCGTGATGAAAGAACTCACGTTGGCCGAGGAGCAGATGGCCAACCAGGTCGCTCAGGGATTCGGGTACAAGATGACCTTGGAGTGCCTCAAGCACACCATCATCGAGGTCAACGGACAACCCCTGACTTGGGACGGCGCAGCGAAGGAGACGTTCTTGGAGGGGTGCAGCCCGCCGGTGCGTGACCTTTTGATTCAGGCTTACGTGCGCCTTCACCAGACCAAAGAGGACGCGCGTGAGGATTTTTTCGCCAGCATGACGACGGCGATCTAGCCCGCCTTCGTCGTCGCCGCTGGGACCAGATTGCCTACCTGGCTCGGTACGGGAGGCAGTCCATCTCAGAGATCCGAGCACTGACCCTGACCGAGGTCCGAGAGTTCACCGAGGCCCTAAGCGATCTAGTTCGCCGCGAGAACGGTCCGGGGAAGTAGACTGAGAAGCACGATGGCTGAACAGGACAACCTCACAGTCGAGATGCAGCTCACGGCGGTGGACCACGCGTCCCCCGCTGCCGAGAAGGTCGCCAAGGCCTTCGACCATGTGAGCACTGCGTCTGGGCATGCTCAGGCCGCCACCGGTCACGCCGCCGCCAGCTTCGAGCACGCGGGGGCTGCGGCCCATGCGACGTCTGGCCATACGGGGATGCTGGGGAATGCCTTTCACCACCTGAAGGAGCACGCCCTCGGCATCGCCGTCAGCGTCACCGGGTTGTCCTTCGGGCTGGCCTCCCTGGCTGAGAAGGCGTTCGAGTCCAACAAGGAGCTCGGGTCAATCCAGAAGGGCGTGGCGCAGGTCAACTACGCCTTCGAGAACTGGAACAAGACCATGACATCCTCCGAGCGGGTCATTGCCGCCAAGAAGGAAGCCAAGGAAGTCACCGAAGCCTTCGAGGGCATTGAGGAGCGCTTGGCCGTCCCGATGCAGACCCTGGGGGACATCTACCGAACCGTCGGTGGTAAGGCCTTCCAGAAGCTGCACCTGAACCAGGAGCAGGTCATCGAGCTGACCACGAAGGCTGCTGAAGCGTCCAAGGTGTTCGGTGTCTCGGGCGAGCAGGCTGCGAACAGCATCGCGCGAGCCCTTCAGACTGGTGTGGTTCCTCGTGGCTTGGACCCATTCAACGACAAGCTGCATACGATCTTGGACGGCACCAAGAAGCTGCACCTGAACTCGGCTCAGACCTACAAGGCAATTCAAAAGGGCCTGGGTGACTTGGGCCCTGCGGCCGACGAGTTCAGCAAGGGGATGGGGGACAACATCTTCCGCATCAAGGACTTCTTCGAGGACACCCTGCGGGACACGGCCATGCCGCTGTTCAAGCACATCATTCAGCTCGTGGGTGACTGGGAGAAGAAGCTCAAGGGAGCGGGTACTTCAATCAAAGAGGTAGCGGAAAAGTGGGGCATGAAGCTCGTCGATATTTTCGACAAGGTTGTTCACGCCGTGTCGGTGCTGTCCGATCACTGGCAGGAGTTTGCGTTGGCCTTTGCGGCGCTCAAGGCCCCTGCGGCGTTGACCTCGTTGATGGGACTGATGGGGGGGAGTGGCGGGGGGCTTGGGGGGATGCTGAACAATCTTAGCGGCGGGGGAAGTGTCGCAGGCCTCGGCGGGATCTTGGGTCCGCTGGCTGCGGCGGCCCCTGCTTTGGGTGCGCTAGCGATGGCGGCGACGGGAGCCGCGACCGCGCTGGATGAGCTTCAGAACGAATCGATGAAGCGGTCCAAAAAGGCTGACGACCTTGGCGGGTTCCTCATGCACATGTCGAGCATGGCTAAGACCGTCGACATCATGAAGAAGCACCCCGGCCAAGTGGACACCGAGGCGGGGGCTGCCGACATTCATAAGCGTGCGGCGGCGGCTGCGGCCGAGCTTCAGAAGGCCGGTATCATGGGGGCCGGTGGGCAGCTCGACCTTGGGAAGTTCAATGAGGCCATGTCCGCTATGTCGGAGGACTCCAAGAAGACCTTTATGAAGGGCATGCCCGGCTTCAACGACTCGGCGTCTGCGGGGATGTTGAGCGCGGCCCTCATTGACATGTTCAACAAGGTCTACAAGCCCGAGATCGAAAAAGAGAAGGCCGACACCGACCACAAGAACACGGGAGCCGTCAATAAGGTGGCCTTCACCGGGGACATCCACATCACCCAGGACTTTAAAGACCAGGACCCTGACCGGGTTTGGATCTCCTTCAAGAACGGCATGGAGCGGCAGGCGGAGAATGCCCTCGGCTCAAACCTCTCCGAGAAGTTCGGGACTTAAATCATGGCCGCTGAAACTCAAGCACAGCCCTTTCGCATTACGGTCCTCGAAGGTCCCACGGCCAACACGGACGCCGGGGACTTCGACCTCCTTGGACGCGCCCTCCCCTACCGGGCCGTGGCCTGGGAGACGGAGCAACGCGGGACCACGACCTATTACCCGGGGAACCCCGTCGGGACTCAGCAGCTCATGGGGCCCGTCGACAAGGCCCTCACCATCACGGGGATGTGGAAGGACATCTTCCTCGGCAACGGCACCGCCCGCCGCCTCTGCGACCGGTTCGATGCCCTGAACCGCGCGGGCCTGCGGGTCCGTCTGTCCTGGGGAGCGTCGGAGTTTGGGGTCGGCCCCCTCGTGCGAACCGGGTACCTCAAGACGTTCAAGCAGACCTACGACCGTCCGCAGGACGTGACGTGGGAGATGACCTTCGAGTTGAACGGGCGAGACGACTCGGCTGTGTCCGCTCTGACCCAAGCCCCGGTGATTACGGCGCGAGATGGGTTCGACCACACACGAGTTCAGTTCGGGAACGTCGCGGACGTCAACGATGCCTGGCAAGAGAGCTTCATCACTCAGTTGATGGGGCTGCCCCAGCAGGTCGAGGCGGCTTTGGATGCCGTACAGACCACGATGGCCAATGGCATCATATGGCTGGAGACCGCAACGGATACCATCGGGGAGAACAGCGAGATCCCAGGGAACATAATTTCCCGTGCGCGGAGCGTGGCTATCGAGGGGGCCGCGGCCATTCGGCACTCTTCGGATGTCTTTACGGGGCTCGACCTCCAGCAGATCCTTCGGGGCAACTCTGCCCTCGGCTGGCTGGATTACCTGAACATGATTTATAGAATCCTTCAGACCAACGACACGGCCGCCGAGGCCGCCGTCAACTTGGATGCCGCGATGGCCAAGCAGCAGAAGCCCACCATCTTGGACGAGATCCAAGTTCAGCCGGGTACCGACTTGCGGGACATCGCAACGAAGTACTACGGCAACCCCGACCTCTGGTACCTCATCGCCAACGAGAACGGCCTCGACGGGTCTAAGATGCCCACGCTCCCCACGGGCCCGAGCGACATGCCGGTGAATGCGGTGAGCGGCGGGGTGTCTTCTGCCACGCTCAGAATCCCCCAACAGACGGCGGGCGTCATGGGCGTCTCGCGGCCGGAGTGCTGACGGATGGCTGGCTCGGCCCCCAACGTCTACCGCCCCTCTGCGTTCCTGCGGATTCAGATCCGTTTGGAGGACTTCACCAAGGAGGACGACCCCAACCTCCCCAGCGAGGGTGCGCCCTACAATGACCAGATCGAAAAGCTCGACAAAGAGCTCAAGACCCTGAACAGCGACCTGGCTGAGATCTCGGCGTCCAACGACCAAGGGACCGCGGACCAGGCGGCGGCCCTTAGGCAAAAGATCAAGCAGCGCCGCGCGGCGAGAAAAAAACTCCAGTCGCAGCCCCCCACCGCGAGGGGCCAGGAGGAGGGGGCGGGTGACCAGTACAGCGTCGACCTGTACACGGTACCCGTCGATCTCAACGTCGAGATGAACTCGTTTCGGATGGCCGACACGATGAACGCCATCATCCCGTTCATCGACGCCCCGCTCATCAGCGACATCATCCGCGCGGCCCTCATCGAGGTTTGGATTGGGACGGTGCCGCCGGAGGACTTCGCCACCGCGGACCACTGGCGCCTGCGCCGAGACCGGGCCGTAATCGTATTCCGTGGCTACGCGGACTCCTGGGAAACAAACCACACGGACGGCGATGCCACCGTGTCGATTCAGGCCCGCAGCATGGAAGCGATCCTCATCGACGCCAAGATCAATGCCAAGGCCCCCGCCTACCGAATCACGGGCGCGGGAGGGGCGGAGAAAATCAGCACGTACATCAATCGCATCCTGGGTCAGCTTCCGGCGACCTCGGGCCGCCAGTCCGGGACGAGCCAGCTCAAAGCGGTTTGGTACGGGAGCCCCTCGACCGTCGAGCCATCGCTTGACCGCAAGTCGCTTCTGAGGTCCCTCCAATCGGCCAAGTCCCGCGTTCAAGCCAACGGCGGTCAGCAGGTCGTCGCGGCCCCCCCGACAGAAGGCGGGGGAGAACCCGGCTCATCCGTCGGGGCCACGCCAGGAGCGCCCGGGATGCCTCCAGCCGCTCCCGGGGCCTCGGGGCAAGAGATGTCAGTTTGGGACCTCATCACGCAGGCCTGCGAGCTTGCGGGGTGCCTCCCGACTTACGACCCTTCTCTGCCCGCGCCACTGGGGCCCGAGGGCGCGCCGTTGGGGAACGCGGGTGACTTCCTCTTGCTGCGTCCGCCCCAGACGATGTTCGAGAACATCGACGAGGGGTACAAAATTGAAGGTGGTGCTCAAGACGGTTTCAACCGGAACTTCAGCGTGCCGCTGGACTCCGAGACCGTTCAGACGGTGAACTCGGACATCCGGTTCATGATCTGGGGCAAGAACATCAAGTCCTTCAAGACCTCGCGCAAGCTCGGCCGCGTGAAGGTCCAGGGGGTTGAGGTGCGGAGTTACAACCCTGATGCCAAGGCTTCCGAGCGCACGTTGGTCGTTCGGTTCCCCACGGCCAAGGTCGCCTCCCGCATAGGTCACAAAGGGGAGGCCAAGACCCAGGAGCTTCAGGTCAGGGTGGTTCGGGGGATCCGAGACCCTGACATGCTCAAGCAAATCGCCGTCGGCCTTTACCACTCGATGTCCCGGCAAGAGATGTCCGTCTCGATTGAGACGAACGACATGTCCAGCTACATCGACCCCGCCACTGGGGTTGCGGGCAACGACAACCCCGACATGCTGAAGCTCCGGCCCGGATCTCCGTGCCGTGTGGCCGTCGCTCGACAAGTGACGAACCCCGTGGCTCCCGAGGGCCTCATCATCACGTCACTGTCTGAGGTCTTCGAGAAGCGCGGCGAAGCGCTCAAGAAACTCTTGATTGACCAGCGGAACCGGACCCAGCCCGATCGGGCCGGGTTTGCAGTCACCGGCTCGCCCGAGCAGATGGCGGACAGGATCGTGAAGTCCATCTCGTCGGCCAAGATCAATGACGTGTTCTACTGCCGGACCATTGCCCACAAGTTCACCGTCACTGATGGCTGGTCGGCCACCTTGGAGCTGGTCAATTACCTCACGGCCCGTGCCGACCCGAAGAACCTGAACAAGGCGGACCACACGGCCAACGAAGCCCGCAAGCCCCACCCTCGGGTCAAGACCCCGGCGGCAAAGAACCAGGCCAAGATTGAGGGCGCGGTCGAACGGGCCGTCAATGCCACGGAGAACAAACGATGAAGCCCCGCGCGCATGGCTCAGGCACGGTCACTCGTTCGGGGCTGGACACCCGACGGCTGGCCGAGTCCCTTCGGACCCCCGGCATCGACCCCCGCCACTGGGTCAGCTACGGCACCGTGGGCACCGTCGGGGACAAGGGCGAGGTCAGCTACACCGACACCCACGCAATCTACATCGGCCCCGAGGGCGTCGAGGTCGACGTCATCCTCGAACCCTCAGGCATCGCCTGCACCTGTCACTATGCCGGGATCGCGGGCGGGGTCTCCTCAACAATCCTGGCCCCGATTCACCCAGGGGACCGCGTGCTGGTCTGTCTCCCCGATGGGGACTTCTCCGGACCCCCCACCATTGTGGCCATCCTGCACTCGGCCGCCGTCCCCGTTCCCCTGGGAGCGGACCGCAAGCCCGTCTTCAAGAACGACAGGATCTTCGTCTGGGGTCAGTCGGTACCCGTCGAAGTCAACGCCACGGCGGTGCGCCTAGGGGACGAGACCTCGAACGAGCCCTTTGTCTTGGGGAACACCTACACCTCCGAGATAGGCGCCTTGCTCGACGCACTGAAGAACGACGTGCGCCCCTCTCCCGTCGGGCCCATCTCCCCGTCGGCCATCCTGACCACGGCCATCGACCTTTTCAAGACCAACCAGCCGACCCAACTTTCCGATTTTATTTTCGGGAAGAAGACCCCGCCGAGCCGTTGAACCCATGCCCAGATCGCTTACCGTGCTTCAGGACGAGCTTTTGGCGCTGGTCTGGGCCCCAACTACCCCCAACGCCACAAGGGCCGCCACGGCGCAAGCCTGGGCCGATGCCTACGGGATTTATGCCGAGGATGCGCTGGGCTGCGGCACACCCCCCGGGCCCGGCCAGATTGACGCGGCCAAGGCAAGGTTCACCCCCATCATGGAGGCTGCCATGACCGGATTCGCCACCGCCGCGACCGCCAACGGGATGCAGGCCGCCTTCATCGCGTGGTGGACCGGGTTCGCGTTCACCGGCACGGCGGTAGCCCTACCGGGTACCCCAACTCTCTCAACAGCCCTCCAAGCACAGTGGTCCGGCTCCCCGCTTTTGGATGACGTCAACGTGGCCGTGAACGCGCATGCAAGCATCATCCATGCCTGGACTTCGACCGTCGTCACGGGTTTGCCTTGTAACGCCCCTATTGGATAGGATGGACACATGGCCACCCTCTGTACATTTAAGGAATGTGATAGACCCCGCGGTGGTGGGTTTCACCTATGTTGGGGGCACCAGCATCAAAAATACCGAGGGAAGGGCCCTATGCGCTCCATCGTGGGACATGGGCGTCCAGTTATGGAAAGAATCTGGGAACAGGTGGAGAAGACCCCGACTTGCTGGCTTTGGCGGGGCAGGTCCGTGGACAAGAACGGTTACGGCAATATCTCAATCCGCGATGTTAATTTTCGGGTAACCCGTGTTGTGTGGGAACACCTGCATGGACCCATCGAGGCGCGCATGTTCGTTTGCCACAAATGCGATACTCCGGCTTGCGTGAACCCGGACCATTTGTTTTTGGGGACTGTGCAAGATAACGCGCGGGACATGGTTAAAAAGGGGAGGTCTCGTGCGGGGGCGCGAAATAACGGCGCCAAGTTCACCGAGAGCGAAGTAATTGATATGCGCTCGCTGCGGGCCTTCGGCGCAAAGCGTGTTGCCTTGATTGAGGCTTTCGGGGTTAGTAGGACGCAGCTAACTCGAATCCTCAATGGTTCTTGCTGGGGGGCAATTTAATGGCCACGATGTATGGTTTCGGGGGCGAAAGTTGGGGCGATCCTTTAGGCAGTGGAGGCCCCCTTTACGTCGTGCGGGCCCGCGCCATCGAAGGGCAGACCGTTCGGGTGGTCTTCGATGAGGAGCCCTTTCACCTGACCTCGGCAGGGGTCAACGACGCCCTCAACCCTGGGAACTACGACATCACGATCACCTCTGGGCAGGGCGTCAAGCCCCAAGTCATTGGGGTGAAAGAGAACATGGTCACGGGACCCACCCTCGCGGTGTTCGCCGGTGACGAGCGCGCTTTCGACATCCAGACAGACCGCCAGCTCATCGTGGGCCTTCAGTATCAGGTCACGGTCAAGCGGCTCGTGGCCAAGGCGGGCGGGGCTCTCGGATCTCCCTACTCCCAGCCGTTCAGCGGCATCATCAAGCTCCAAGAACCCTTCCTGCCTACGGGGCAGCGGGGACTCGTCGACATCGCCAGCGACCCAGTGACCGGAGGGTACTCAGTGGACCAAGGGGGCGACATCGCGAACCAGTCCGACCAGTCGGGATACAAAAAGCGAATCATCCGAAGGCTCGTCACCAGCAAGGGCGCTTTCTCGTGGCTGCCCGATTACGGGGTCTCGGTCCCGCTCAAGCGTCCCATGTCGACGCGGAAGCTCGGGGAGCTGAGTCTCGACATCGTGCGGCAGGTATCCCAAGAGCCCGAGACCGCGACGGTGCTTCCGAAGCTGGAGCTCAATGCTAACGGATACCTCTCGGTGCAGCTTAAAATCACGACCAAGCGCGGGGCCTTCGTCGAGGTCAACCTCCAAAGCGACACCGGGACCGGCGTCATCATGGTAGCCTGACCCCGTGGACTCCTTTAGGCATGGTCGAAAGAATCCCCCAAGGAATCAGGATTAGCCGTGGGAAATTTGCCCCTCAGAAATGACTTCTTCAGGATCGGTCGCCGGTCCATCGTCAACACGCCCGGGCAGCGTATTAACCCGGGGGTTGTAGACCTCCCGGGTTCAGACGCGAACCTCATCGTCGGGGCGATGGCCGTGATCGCGGAAGCCATCATGGTGGCTCAAGCCTCCTGTGCTCGGGACACGTTCAGCGAGACCGCCGTCGGCCCGGGGCTCGACCGCGTGGTGTTCGACCGCTTCAGCCTCTCCCGGTTCCCCGCGACCCCGGCGACCGTGACCCTTGTGCTGTCCCGACCGACGGCAGCCTATGGCGCCTTCACGTACCCGGCAGGCGGGCGGGTCCAGACGGCCGGGGGTATTCAGTTCGCAACCAACACGGACGCCGTGTTCGGGGCCCTCACGTTGAGCGTGACCGTGTTTGCCACCGCGCTCGTGGCGGGCCCGAGCAGCAACACCTCGGTGTCGACGTTGACGGCGTTCGTGGACAATCCCCTCGATACGTCCTTGCTGGTGACGAACTCGGAGGGAGCCGCCGGTGGGACGGTCGCCGAGACCGACACCCAGTTCCGCGGGCGTGTGAGGAACTTCTTCCCAACGATTCGCCGGGGGACTTTGGGGGCCATCGAGTTCGGGGCCCTGCAGGTGCCCGGGGTCGCGGTGGCCACGGCAATCGAAGCGGAGAACCCCTCCGGGCTTCCGGCTGGTTTGGTCCAGCTTGTGGTCGGGGACCGTGACGGGAACGCATCTTTGCAGATGCTGACCGACGTTCGGAACATCCTCGTCACGTATCGCGCGGCGGGAATCCCGGTCCAAGTTACCGGGGGCCTGCCGGTCTTTCAGCCCGTGGTCTGGCGGAACATCGCGTTCGTGACTGGTGTAGACCAGGCCTTGGTGATTGAGCAGCTCCGAGCCGTGACCTCGGCGGTGTCGACGTTCTTGGCCCCCGGGGACCCACTTTTCCGCTCTCGTCTCATCACGGCGGCTCAGACCGTGCCAGGCGCCATCATCAACGACCAGGCCCTGGCGTCACCGGCTGGTGACGTTTATCCGGCGACCATCGAAGAAGTGATCCGAGTTCGCCCCATAGACGTCAGCTTCACGGTCGGATAAAGGACCGATGCCCGCCCTCGTCCAAGCCGACTTCCTTGAGCTTCTCCAACGGACCACGTCCGCGGAGTGGCTCGATGGGTTGCTCGACACCACCACGGGACAGGCCGTGCTCAACGCCCTCTTCGATATGGGGGCCGAGGCGGCAGCCGACACGATTGCGGGGTGCGAGAGCGCGATCATCTCCCTGGCTGCTGGCGGGCGTCCTGGGGTGGCTTACATCACCCTCACGCGGTCGGTGTTTGCCACGGCGGTCACCATCCCGGCAGGCTACCCGTTTCTGTCCTCCAAGGGCACGGAGCTTCGGGTCACGGCCAGCATCACGGTCCCGGCGGGGACGGCGACCTTTGTGCTGCCCATTCAAACGCTCGCGTTTGCAGAGACCGTGAACACGTTCGCGCAGGACGCTTTCGTCGCGGGCATCACCGGCTCGGCGGCCTCGACGGCAGGGGCTCCAATCATTACGGACGGGGCGGCGAACGTCGTTCTCGGTCCCCCAGGAACCACGGTCAACACGGTCGTGGCCTCGTCGACGGACATCACCCAATCGACTTACGACTGGCTCTCGGTGCTGGGGAATGAGCGCGGGGTTCAGCGCCAAGCGGGGGAACTGGAAGAGGATTACCGGCTGCGGGTTCGGAACATCCCGGACACGGTGTCTCCCAAAGCAATCTCGACGAGCGTGAACGGGGCAGGGATCCGAGTCGGTATCGCGCCCATCATGGTGCTGGAACCCTTCCGAGACGGTGCAGACGCCGCGACCCAAGCGGCCTACAACCTAGGGTATTTCGACCCCGTGTTTGCCTCCGGTATCACCCCCGCCGCGGATAGCCCGGGAGAGGACTTCCTCGACGACCGGACCCGGATGTTGGTCGATCGGCGCATGGCCACGGCCTATTTCGAGCTCGACACACCTTCGGCGATCCGAATGCCCGACGACCAGGTGCTGTTCTGTGACTCGGGGTACCTGGATGACTTTGTCTTCGGGTATACCGACCTCGGGCAGCACCCCGCAGTCATCTCGGCACTCATGTCGATATGGGAGGAGGCGAACCGAAAGCGGGCGGCCGCGGTTCAGTTCGACCTCGTGCTGCCGGTGGCCCAGACGTTGGCTCAGGTAGGGACTACCTCATCGGCGGGCCTGACACTTCTCCTGACATTCGCCCCGACAGTTGGGACGGTCTGGATGTTGGTGGATGCCGAAGCGAGTCAAGTCTACGACGTGAGCACCCTGGCCCCGCTCGTCACGGGCTGGAATGCTCCGTTCTTTCACACGATTCGCTTCACGTTCGAGGACACCTCGACGTTCTTCACGCCAAGCTCCGACTCGCGGGAGACGGACTATTGGAGCCTCTGGCGCCTGGCGGAAGCCGGGATGCCTATCAGCAAGCGCATAACTCAGATCGATCTCTTTGTTTCCAGCGACGGGGTGCTGCCCGTCAATTTCTACTGCCAGGCGCGTGTCCTGACGGTAACCACGTAATCGGGGGTATCATTCAGCCATGGCCGACAATTTTTCCATCGTCATCGAAAACGCGCGCGAAGAGGTCCTGTCCTCCGATTTGGTTCGGATGGAGACGGTCTCCCAGACCCAGATCCTCGACCAGGCCCGTGATGAGGCCCGCTCGGATGATGCTGCGGATTACGCTACCGACTTCGGCTCGACCAAGGGCAATCGCCCGGGACCTGGGGCGACGCTGCTCCCCACCCTGGTAGCGTCGGGGGCGTTCCAGATGACGCTCGGGCAGTTTCAGATATTGCTCGACGACGGCGTCACGGGCTCGGGCCTGAACAACGAGGTCAGCTCCTACAAGGTTTTCCGCTACGGCGGGGGCACGGTGACCTTTGCGGCCCCCGACCCGACCAACCCCCGCATTGACATCGTTGTCATGACGGACGGCACGGTCGACACGGACCTGCAGAGCAGGAACATCTTGCTGGACCCAATCGCGCGAACGGTGGCGGCTCAGATCGTCCCCAAGCGAAAAGACCCCCAGTGCACGATTCAAGTCATCACAGGTACCCCATCGGGGACGGTTTACCCGGGCCCCCTTGCTCCCCCTCCTGGTGTTGGCCAGGTCACACTGTTCGAGGTTCTTATCCCCGCCGCCGCCCTTAGCTCTGCCGAGTTCGCAACGTCTCGCCAGGTGTTCCGTCGGGTTGAGAACTATGGCAGCACGTCTCACGGCATCCTCCAAGGGTGTTGGATTGGGTACACCGGCGGGATCGGCTTTCAAACACCTCTCCCCCCTCGTGGTCGCCCGGTCAACAAAGTGATCATCGACGGCGAGATCATCGCGTTTCACGGCGGTGGCCCCGTATTCTCTGGGCCCTTCCCGTTGTGTGTTGAAGACACGTCGGCTGACCCCTTCGGTTCCGCAGCCCCCGCCACACAAGACCGCCCGTTTTATTACTATGTCTGCGGGGGGAGGCATCTTCAGCAAGGCCGCACGGGGTCTCCTGGGGGCGCCACCCTGACGCTGGAACCCGTTTGTGTTGTGCGGAGCCTGACCCCACCAGAC